TATCAAGAACACATGAGTAAGCATATTGCAGATGCAGTTATGACTTGTGATATAGACAAAGTATATAAAGTAGTAGCAGAATTTATTAATCAATTAAATAAATAGATATGACAGAAATGGAACAAGAACAAAGAGTAAACCTCTACACAGACGAGATAATACGCAAGGCATTAGACATAAAAGATGCTAAAGATAATATTGTTAGGTTGAAGTCTTATTACAACGACCCTAACAACGGAATGAATACTGCCTTTATTATACAAAGAATAAAAGAGTTAGAACAATTTATTAATCAATAAACACAATATAGATATTATGAGAGACAAATTTAATCAAGTATGGGACGATGTAATGAGCATCGCAACCGAAGAAGAAATGAGATTAGTATGCAGTATCAACGGAACAAATGTAGAGTCATTAGAGTCTATTATTTATGTGCGTGTTGGCTACAGAAGTTACGAGCAATGGGTAGAAATGGAAGGATATTAAATATAAATACTAAATAGATATGATGAGTAATTGTTGTGGCGCAGAGCCAAGTCACTTAAGTGACGAGTTATGTGGAGCTTGCCTAGAATGGGCTGAGTTTGACGAAGATGAGAACGAAATATTCTTTTGGGATATAAACGAATGGCCTATGGGAGAGACCTGTAGGAATGGTAAGCAATGGGCAAAATGCGATTGCTGTTAATTAATAAACACTAAACAGATGAAAGTAAAACAATTAGTAGAAATCTTGCAAGAGATTAAAAACCAAGATCGAGACCTACAGATACTTGTGGGTGATGAGGACAAAGATTACTTTGCTTCAGGACAATTCAGCATAATGCACACAGATGATGTGGAGCAATGCGTAGAAATATTTATTAACAAGAAAAACATTTATGACATATGAATATAAATAGCAAGGGTACGTACACAATTAAAGGAGAGAAGTATGAAATAAGTATAGACTACTCATACTACTACAACACAGGAACATACGAGCAGCCGCCAGAAGAGGACTTGGAGATTGAATCCGTAGACTTAAATGGAATGGACATTACAAATTTATTTTGGGACTACATAGAAGATGATGTATACCAACAAGTAATAGAATACGCAAGAGATAATAACTAAATAACAATTAAATTATGAAAGTAGAATATTGGGACTCACCTTATCAAGGTGCTAAAAGTGAGTTAGTAAGAACAGAGGAATGGCCTGATACAGATGAGTCATTTGCACAGTATTATAGATTAAACAATCAATTGAAATATTGTAACGGAAGTCATTACAAGTTTGTAAGTGATGAAGTAAGGATAAGATACAGTGAAGAATTCTTTCCTAAACACCACACAATAAGAAATTACTACAGAGGTGGAGTAGTAGATTAATAACTAAATAACAATTAAATTATGGAGTACAAAAAAGGAAACAAAGTAACATTAAAAGATGGTAGTGGGACAACACAAGCAACCATAGTAGAGGACGGAACAGACGGATTTGGACGAGTAAGGGTAAGACCTGAAGGATATCCGTTTGACATATCAGTGCCAACAAAAGCAGAAGGACAAGCCTATATTATTAACTAATAACTAAATTATGAAAACAGTATTTACAAATTCAGAGATAGTACATGCATTTAATTTGCAAAACCAAACCGAAGGCAGAACGTCAAACGGATCTATGTATTTCTATAACAAAAGAATATTTTCTTATGGCAATCATTATATATTGGGAGAGTTTATAGACTCAAACACAATAATGATAAACGATAGAGGGTACAGCAACACTACGAGCAGACATATAAGTCTGTTAAGTAGCGCAACTAGAGACAAGAAACAATTTTATATAACCCAAACAGATACAGATTTAGTTTTAGGTGAAATAAAAAAACTTCTAAAGTTATTGTCTCGCACTAGATTGAAGGCTAGTTACTATAACACCACCATAGACAGACTCTTTAAAAGTTACTTTGATTACATAGATTTTAAAAAGATGCGAACAAAGTCAAAAAAGAATCCGAAACATAGGGAGATATTAAAACTATTTAAAAGCTTCTATAGTAATAGTGAAGACCTATTAGAAGACATAAAGACACAGCTCAAAAAAGAAAGAGAGATAAGAGTTAAGGAGACACAGAAGAAGTTAAAAGACTGGCGCACGTTTAAGACGTCATGGTTTGTTAACAAAACAAATGAAGACTACTTAAGGGTAGATAGGGAGAACAATGTTATTGAGACATCACAGAATGTTAAGATATCTATAGACGAAGGCAAAAGACTTTTAAGACTTATCAAAGAAAAGAATATTGTAGGTCAAAGGGTAGACAATAAGTTTATTGTAAATGCATTTGATAGCGTGTTAAAAGTAGGTTGTCACAACATAACAATAAAAGAGATTAACAGACTTAAACTATAAACATTAACTAAATACAATTAAATTATGAAAGTAAAAATCGAACAACGTAGTGTATACCACAAGTTTGTAGAGTTAGAGATAGAGATACCTGACTCAGTTGACACAGATATGATTGACGAGTATCTACTATCTATTGAAGAAGAGTGGATAGATGATATAGACCACAAGCTAAACGAGACAGAGTTTGTTAGTGGGACAGGATTATACGACCACCCTGGTCACGAGGATTCAGAGGCAGAGCATGAGTGGAGATACGAATGCGAAGAAAGAAAAATAGCAGGACATTTATAAACAATTAATAATTAAATTATGGGAAAACAAGTAAAACAAATTACCGAAGAGATAATCTCTCAAGAGTTATTCAACAGAGATGTGTTGGCTGACTACTATGACAACCCTGAGAAGGGACATGCACAACTACAAATTCATTTCGGATTTGAATTAGTAGAGGAAGATTCATGCAGACGTGACTTTGTTATCTACCAAGAAGATACAGCAGATGGGTACGAGGTGTGGATAGCACACGAACCTAACTATTACATAGATGTAAGCACAGACGTACACTATTACGACAACAATTTATCAGATGTATTAATGGAGGCAATGCAAGAGACTCATATTGATGCCATCTATGTTGATGACGTTGATGCACAATATGTTGAAGATGCGTTGGAGAATCTATATCAGATAATGAAAGATGATATTATAGAGGACATCATAGAAACACTAACAGAGAACGGATACGAATATAATAATAATCAATAAACACAATTAAATTATGGGAGCAACAAACATTCATTACGAAGCAAGTAAAAAGCAGTACAAATCAGCAAGAGAAGCATACCAATCCTTAAGAGAAGAGGAGTCGTATGAGTACGGACACGATCCGTACAACGGAACAATTACTACGTGTTCATTGGAGGGTAAGATATCCGAGCCTAAAGATGACGATGCTTATGACGAAGCATTGGATAGGGTAGACAAAAGAGAGTGTGTGTATTATGAGACAGACAAACATTATGTATTCATTGGGTGGGCAGCCTGCTAAACTAAACATTATGGAAAGAGTAGAAAACTGGTCAGCATCAGGTATCAAAGAATACCTGACTGACAATTACGGACAACCTCGACACGATTGCAAATCCTTGAAGAGAGCTTGTGAAATAGTCGCAAAGAAACATCACGTAGACCCTACAGATATGTTTCATTTTCTTATAGAGAATGAACCTGTGCAGGGACTATACATGCATAGCTATGGATTCGAGACACGAACAGGTAGAGAAATAAGAAGTCAAATAGAACAAAAGTACACAGAGTTGAACAACGCTTTGGGGAACGGTGTTCACACTCATCTTTAAATTATTCATGTGAGTTATTAAAAATCCTTAGTTGTCGCTAATGTAGGCCATTGTAATGCTTAAATGTTAAATTGGAACTCACGCCTTGAAACTCCAAGCTTCAAGGTAGTAAACCAATAATTACAATAAGACTGACAGGACGGAAAGACGCCCCTCCAAGGAGGTAACTTTAAATTAAATATATTATGCCGAATCATTGTTACGCACAGATAGCTGTGCAAAAAAAGTACGAGAAAAAACTACAAGAGATAGCCAAAGTAGGGCTATGTAGATACTACAGGCCAATGCCTGAAGAACTAGAACAGACCACTAGTCCGACTAGAGTAGTGAGCGAGAAAGAATATGCAAAGCAAATGAAAGAAAACGAGACAGCTAAGCACAAGTCTTATCCAATCACAAAAGAGAGACGAAAATACCTATTAGATAGATATGGGTATGACAATTGGTACGACTGGGCCTACAAGAATTGGGGGACAAAGTGGGGTTGTTATGATAACGAGTATGATGATGGGACGTACAGATTTACCTCAGCATGGGGGCCGATTGATGATAGCATCATCTTAGAGTTTTTAGTCAAAGACATACCAACTTTTAGTTATTATTTTGAAGAGGAACAAGGTTGGGGTGCAGAGTTTGAATTTGAAAATGGAGAGGAAACTCGTGGGGTTTCATGGGACACACCTGATTTAGAGCATGTTGACGGAGATATTTATTATCTTGCTAACAAACATATAAATGGAGAGGGTGAATTTAAAACAGGTTACTATGCATTCGGATCCCTCCACGAATACATAGGAGAAACGCTTGAAGAAGCAGCTAAAGCAATATAATATGAATGTACTATCATTATTCGATGGCATGTCCTGTGGACAATTAGCCCTCAAGAATCTTGGTGTAAAAGTAGACAACTACTATGCATCAGAGATTGACAAGTATGCTATACAAATAGCAAAGAAAAACTTCCCTGACATGATTCATGTTGGGGACGTTACTCAGGTAGAATCCAAACACTTTGGTGCTGATGGATTCAATACAAAGATAGATCTTATCATGGGTGGTAGCCCATGTCAAGGATTTAGTAAAGCAGGTAAGAACCTCAACTTTGATGACCCTAGGAGCAAGTTGTTCTTTGAGTTTGTCAGGTTGGTCAAGGAACTCAAACCAAAGTATTTCCTATTAGAGAATGTAAAGATGACAAAGGAACACAGAGATACTATATCAGATGTGTTAGGTGTTGAAGCTATATACATAGACTCAGCACTTGTGTCTGCACAAACCAGGAAGAGATACTATTGGACTAATATACCTTACCTGTTTGGCCCAATCAATCAACACATAATCCTTAAAGATATTATTCAAACAGAAGGAGAGCTTAAGGGTTCTATTGTTGATGAGAGAATGGTAACCAACAAAGGTAAGGCGTATTGTCTTACAGCACGATACGATGGTGCTGTATGGTGGAACAGCATAGAGAGAAGCCAACGTACTATGATTAGGATAGGTGACAAGGTATGCTTCCCTGAAGCAACAAAGAAAGGCTATGCTGCCGTAGGTGTTGGAGAAGGTTTAGATTTGTCTTACCCTACTAGCACAACTAGAAGAGGTAGGGCATTGACAGAGAAAGCCCATTGCCTAACTACCATATCACCCAATCAAGGTATCATCAATGAGAAATACAATTGGAGAAAGCTCACGCCTATAGAATGTGAAAGACTTCAAACTGTACCTGACAATTATACAGAGGGCGTGTCAAACGCACAACGATACAAGATGTTGGGTAATGGGTGGACAATTAAAGTAATCGAACATATATTAAAAAACCTAGAGATATGAATTTATTAACACAAAACAGTAAGTTAAAGAAGACAAGTAAAGCCCTCAATTTGAGGGTTTTTAATTTTGGAATACCTGCATACAAATCAGCAAGCGGCAAGCTTACCTGCCCTATGGCTGACGAGTGTGTCAAGTTCTGTTATGCGAAGAAGGGTGCGTACATATGGAGTAATGTGCAGCCTGCATTTGAAAAGAGATACCAACTTAGTAAGACGCTAGAGTTTATTGATGCAATGAATTCAGAGATAAAAAAGAAGCGTCCTGATTATGTCAGGGTACACGATAGTGGTGACTACTATTCACGCAGCTATTTAGCTAAGTGGATAACAATTGCCAAGTCTAATCCAGAGGTAAGGTTTTATAGCTACACAAATATGGTAGACATGATGCACAAGGCTGAGCTTCCAAATAATTATGACATAATATTTAGTGACTCAGGCAAGCAGAAACACTTGATAGACAAGTCAGTTGACAGACACACACAGATCTTTGACACTAAAGATAATTTACACGAGGCAGGTTATATAGACGCCTCAGACACAGACCTTTACGCAACCAAGTGGTTTAATAATACTAATAAAGTAGGATTAGTTTTTCATTAAAGCAAAAAAAAGTTGCATAATAAACAAATTATTATTATTTTTACAAACACAATTTAATTTAATATATATATGGGAAAATCAAAAGAAATGTTCAACAGAGAACGTGAACACAAATCAGAAACATTAGCATCATTTATTGATGATGAATACCAGGCAGCTGAGTATCATCACAACCAACAGCGCTTAGTATTGAATGAGATATTTACAGCGTGGGGGGAGATATTTGGGGGTGTTAAAGAGAGTGGATTTAATTTATCAAAATCCAAAGAAACTAAGTTTAATTTATCAAAATCTAAAAATGAAAAGAGGAATATTTAATAAATACGTAAAGCTCTTATGTAAAGAGGTGGGTATATCTGAAAAAGAACTGTTCAAAAAAAGCAAGGCAAGTAAGGTATCTTCTGCAAGATTTATATTATATTCAATGTGCTATCAAAGGCCTATGAATATACTTCAGATTTCAGACCTTATGTCAGAGAGAGGGTACACAACATCAAGACAGACAATTGAATACGGCATTTCTAAAATAGATAACGAAGCCGATCCTGATGTTCAGGATTTTATATCTAGTACTATTCAAAAATACCATCATAGCGCAGTATGAGTTATAGTATTCAAGAAGTATGGGAACAAGCAACTAAGTTACACAAAGCTTGTAATATGAGTTACCAGAATCAGGAAGCTTATATGTACAGAGGAATTAAGATTGTCAAAATTGAGAATGATATTAAAATATATACCACATCAAATGCTAGGTATGCTTATCACGAAATGAACGACATTCAATACCTTTTGTTCCATCAACTTGGATACAAAGAAGGCGTTCACGCTGTAGTAAAAAAACAGTATGAAGGTAAGATTGATATGATTAATAAAAAGATAAAGACAGAGATTAACACTAGGAATAATAAGAAACATTATGATTCCTTAAAATTAAAAAGAGAAACATTAATTAATAAATATAGTAATTTAAAATAAGTAAACAATGGGAAACACACAATCAACATTCAAAGAGCTTACATCAATCAATGTAAAAGACAAAGTAGAAAAGAAGGGAAGATTTGACTATTTGTCTTGGGCTTACGCCTGGGCAATAGTTAAGGATAAATATCCTAACGCCAACAGAAAAGTATATGAGTCAGACCACACTGGTCTTAATTACTTTACAGATGGCAATACAGGTTATGTAAAAGTAGGTATAACAATCAATGACATTGAACACATTGACTACTTACCTATTATGGGACATAACAATCAATCGTTAAGTGTAGACAAGATTACATCGTTTGCAGTTAACAAAACCATACAACGTAGTACTGTAAAGGCTATTGCTATGCATGGATTAGGGTTGTCATTATGGGCAGGTGAAGACTTAGCTGATATTAGTGAGACTGCACCAAAGAAAGTAACAACCTCAGCAAAGAAACCTACATTAAAAAAGACACACGCTAAGTGGAATGATGTAGTGAACTTTGTAAAATCCAATAAGAACGAACCATTTGCTTCTACAATATCTAAGGTAGAGCAGAAGTTTACGTTATCCGTAGCAATCAAAAAAGACCTTTCGAACTATGCAAAATAACATTATAGAACAACTCAAAGACGATAGTAATTACTATGGTAAATTTGGCCAGCAATACCTATCTAATTCAGATATTTATAGCTTACTTAAAAACCCTAGAAAATTCAGACACAAAGAAAAAAGCCTACCCTTACTTGAGGGTGGCTATTTTCATACGGCTATGTTAGAGCCAGAGAAGATAGATACATACAACACAATGGATGTGTCTAGTAGAGCCACTAAAGGTTTTAAAGAATATATCAAGGAGAACAGTCTTGATCCATACGATGTACTGCTTACAAAAGAAGTAGAAAAGATTAATACATGGGTTGATGCTATGAAGTCTAACTTTGAAATGTATACAGACATATACGCAGAGGGTAATCAATATGAGCAGCCTGCCGTAGCTACTATCTTTGGGATAGAGTGGAAAGGTAAGGCAGATATAATTACCGACACCAAAGTAATTGACATCAAAACTTCAGGAAATTCAGATAAATTTAAGTGGAGTGCTAACGACTACAATTACGACAGCCAAGCATATTTATATGAGCAGCTGTTTGGTAAACCTGTAGAGTTTTACATTATAGATAAAACTACATTGAAACTTAAGATAGCCAAGCCATCTCCTGATACTATACTGAGAGGTAGAGAGAAAGTTTTGAAGGCCATAGAAATATATAAGACGTTCTTCGCTGAAGACTCAGGAGAAGACATTACACAATACATAGAGCGTGAAGAATTTTAAATTGTTCACACTCATCATTATGGAGTCAGATGCGCTGCTCCAACTCAGCGCTCAACATTAATACTATAAATATGTCACAAGACAAAGTATTTGCAGACGGATTTCTTTTCAAAAGAAGAGAGAACGCACCAGAGTTCGTAATAGGTAACATCAGCGTTAAAGTTGAAGAAGCCGTTGCGTTTTTAAATAACAATCAAAAAAATGGATGGGTAAACCTCAATGTGCTGAACAGCAAGGGAGGTAAACCATACATTGAACTTGATACGTTTGTCCCTAAAAAACAGACTAATGGCGTGGACACAGCTCCCAACCAAGCACCTGTTCAAGAGACGGATTTACCATTCTAAATAACCAGGTTAATAGAAGATTAGGGGTTTAATAACCCCTTTTCTTTTCTATTAGTCATGACGAAAATGTCAATTATTTTCCTTAGATATGGCAAATCAAAAATAAATTTAATATAATAATATAAAACAGTATATAGTAAAACAAAATCGACATGGAACAAAATCAAGTTACTATATTTAGAAACATAAAAGACACCTCTACTCCTTTCTTTAGGGACATAGAATCTATACTAGTTAGGATAAAAGAGGGAACTTCTAAAGACTTAATAAAACAAATACGTTCTGAAAAAAACAAAGAAGTAAGGCAAGAGCTTAAGAAAAGTCTTCCTGCAATATGTTTTTCAGGAATGTTCAACAAGAGAAACGATGATAGTATAACTCAGCATAGTGGATTTATATGTCTTGACTTTGATGGATATAAGACAAAGAAAGATATGATGTCTGAAAAAGAACGACTATCAAAAGATCGGTATGTGTATTCAGTATTCATATCACCAAGTGGTAATGGATTAAAAGCTTTAGTTAAGATACCTAAAGAGCCAAACAATCATAAGAACTACTTTATATCCTTAGAGAGATATTATAATTCAGATTACTTTGATAAGACAAGTAAGAATGTATCTAGGGTATGTTACGAATCTTATGACCCACTAATATACATAAATCTAAACTCTAATTTATGGGATAAGATAGAAGAGCAAGAGTACAGGGTTGTAGATAAGTATTCATCAAGACCTACAATACCAGTCACCGATGAAAATAAGATAGTTGATATTCTTATGAAATGGTGGACTAAGAAATTTGGTATAATAGATGGAGAAAGAAACAATAACATTTACATACTAGCAGCTGCTTTTAATGACTATGGAGTAAGCAGGTCTTTATCAGAATACATTATGAGTCAATTTGAAAGTAGTGATTTCACAATGAATGAAATTAAATCGACTATTAATTCAGCTTATTCACAGACACAAAACTTTGGCTCAAAGTATTACGAGGATGAAGATAGGGTTAATCAAGTAAGGATGAAGCTCAAACGTGGAGTGTCAAAAAAAGAAATCCGTCTTCAATTATCTGAATCCCAAATTGAAGACGCTGTAATTGACTCTGTTATTACATCCATTGAAGAGGATGAAAGCGAGAAGCGTTTTTGGAACAAGAATGACAAAGGGGTTATAACTATTATACACTATCTGTTTAGACAATTCTTAGAAGATAATGGTTTTTATAAGTACAGTCCAGAAGGAAGTAAGAACTTTATTTTTGTAAGGGTTACAAACAATCTTATAGACCATACTAACGAAGAAGAAATTAAGGATTTTGTACTTGGATATTTGGAAGACCTTGATGATATGTCTGTATACAATTACTTTGCAGATAAGACTAGATTCTTCAGGGAAGAGTTTTTGTCTTTACTAGGTACAGTTGATGTATACTTTATTGAGGATGATAAAGACACAGCTTATCTCTATTACAGAAATTGTGCAGTTAAAGTAACTAAGACTAAAAAAATAACAATAGATTATTTAGATCTTGGAGGCTATGTTTGGAAAGACCAAGTCATTGATCGTGACTTTGACATGTGTGATTCTTTTAATTGTGATTACAAAACATTTATTAATAACATATCTGGTGGAGATAAGCAGACAATATTATCAATGAGAAGTACTATAGGGTATATGTTACACGCATATAAGAACTTATCGTATTGTCCTGCAATTATACTGAACGATGAAATAATATCTGAAAATCCTGAAGGAGGAACAGGTAAGGGTTTGTTTATGAATGCTCTATCTCAAATGAAAAAGCTTGTAACTATTGATGGAAAGTCTTTCAACTTTGAGAAAAGTTTTGCATATCAATTGGTAAGCGCTGACACTCAGATACTATGCTTTGACGATGTAAAAAAGTATTTTGACTTTGAAAGATTGTTTAGTGTAGTAACTGAGGGTCTTACATTGGAAAAGAAAAACAAGGATGCTATCAAAATTCCTTTTAGTAAGTCACCTAAAGTTGCTATTACAACCAACTATGCTATTAAAGGTAGAGGTAATTCATTCGCCAGGAGAAAATGGGAACTTGAATTTGCTCAGTTCTATACTAAAGACTTTACACCATTGGTTGAGTTTGGTAGACTATTATTTACTGAATGGGATGAAGATGAATGGTGTTCATTTGACAACTATATGATTGAGAATGTTATGTTCTATTTAACCAAGGGGCTAATCAAAGGTAACTTCAAAAATCAAACAGTAAGAAACTTAGGGGCAGATACTTCTCATGAGTTTGTTGAATGGTGTGGATTATTTGATAATGAATACAAGAACGAATTAATTAGATTCGATGAAAAAATATACAAGAATGATTTGTATATGGATTTCATTCAAGACAATCCAGACTTTGCGCCTAAAGCTAAACGAACCATATCTAGAACAGAGTTTTATAGATGGTTAAAATCATTTGCAATATTTAAAACTGACATAATACCTGATGAAGGTAGAGACTTGAACGGACGTTGGATTATATTTTTAACAGATAAAACAAACAACAAAAAGAATGAAGGACAATTGGAGTTTTAACGAAAACCTTAAATGGTGTATAGATAATGATTTTCAAGTTTACATACAACCACTAAATAATACAGGTACATGTAAGATTGCAATTAGAAAGGGAGGCATATCTACAGAAGGTAAGCCTTCCAAGTATTGTAAAGAAAAAGGGTTAACTTTATATAGTAAAGAAACATTAGGTTCTGTTGAGTATAAATCACAAAAAAAAGCAGCAAAAAACCTACCTAAAGTATATCTTTATTTAAGACAAACATATGGAGGAATTTGATCAGTTTGATGAAATACATTACGGAATGCTTAATTCCTACGACATAGTTGTCTATAAAGTGCCTTTTTCTGAGCTTTCATTTTCAGATTATAGCTTTTTCATTCATGACATAACAAAACCCATTACAACAAAAGTTGTTGATGATTTGATTATGTATTTTGAGGAATTGGAAGAGTATGAGAAATGTCAAGTATTAACAGAAATAAGACACGAGTATGATAAAATTTAGAGACTACCAGCAAAACATCATAGATAAAGGAACAGAAGTTTTAGCAGCTAAAAAATTTCTGTATCTATCTATGGAAGTAAGAACAGGAAAGACACTTACCTCTCTAGGAATTTTAAATAAAATGATGAGTGTGAACAGAGTATTGTTCATCACGAAGAAGAGAGCGATAAGCTCAATAGAGTCAGACTACAATATACTTGAGCCTGGCTATGAACTGCAGGTTATAAACTACGAATCACTCCACAAGATTGACCAAGTGGGTTGGGATGCCGTAGTTTGTGATGAAGCACATGGTATGGGGGCTTTTCCAAAGCCAAGTAAAAGAGCTAAAGCTGTATCTGAACTTATTAGAAGAAACAAACCATATGTTATATTGCTTTCAGGTACACCAACACCTGAATCTTATAGTCAAATGTATCATCAAGTATATGCCATTCCAAATAATCCATTTAATAAGTACTCTAACTTTTATAAGTTTGCTAGAGATTACGTAACCGTTACTACTAAAAGAATTGGTGGATTTATGGTTAATGATTATTCTAATGCCAAAAAAACTATAATTTATGACATGAATCCTTATACGATTTCATACACTCAAAAAGAAGCAGGTTTTGAATCTTCTATTAAAGAAAAGGTATTGTTTGTTGATGCTCCAGATAAAATACACTCACTATGTTCTAAATTAAAAAAAGACTTAGTAGTTGAGGGTTCTGATGAGGTTATACTTGCAGACACAAGTGTAAAGCTTATGCAAAAGCTACATCAAATGTATAGTGGTACTGTTAAGTTTGAGAGTGGCAAATCTATGGTGCTAGATTTATTTAAAGCTGAATACATATACGATAATTTTTGTTGTAATAAAATAGGAATATTCTATAAGTTTAAAGAAGAGCTTAATGCTTTGAAAGAAGTATTTGGAAACCAAATATGTACCGATCTTGAAGAGTTTAACTCTACGGATAAATCTATAGCATTGCAAATTGTATCAGGTCGTGAGGGTATATCTTTACGAAATGCTAAGTATTTAGTATATTACAACATAGATTTTAGTGCTACTAGTTATTGGCAATCTAGAGATAGAATGACCACCAAAGAAAGACTTGAAAACGAAGTGTTTTGGGTTTTTACAGAAGGTGGCATAGAAAGTAAAATATATAAGGCAGTAAGCAAAAAAAAGAACTATACTTTGAATCATTTTAAAAAAGATTTATTGACTTTAAACTAATATAAGGGGTGTAACTACTAGCTCTTTAAACTTGGTCGTTGCGGAGCGACACAGAGCGCCCCTTTAAAATTAAATATTAATGAGAACAAAAGCTGGTAAATTTAGACAAGATGATTATAATGAATATAACGATATATCAATAAAAAAAGTTACTGATTTTTTAATCAAAAAAGGTTTTACTGTGCCTTATAAAGATGAAGATTACGACATTGATATAGTTGCATATAAAAATAATATTGAATACAGGATAGAAGTTGAAGTTAGGACAAAGTTAAATTGGACTTCAGAAAAAGACTATCCGTATAGCACAGTATCATTTTTAGGTAGAAAAGAAAAATATTGTAAACCAAGTATGTTTTGGTATTTCCTTGTTTCAAATGATATAAATAGTTTTTTATTTTGCAATAGTAGTTTAATATTTAATAAACAATACCAGGTTGTTAAACAAGTAGATACAAATAAAAGATATGGAATTGATATAGCATATCATGTACCAAAGCAATTGTGTAACTTTAGAACTTTTAATAAATGAAATTTATAAAATTTTTATTAATTTGGATAAGCCAAAATCTAGCAATACCCTTTTGGGTGGTCGGACATATTCATTTATCAATACACGATTTTCATGATGTAATTGAGATATGTTCATCAATTAGCATGAATCTAATAGTTTTTATAGGTTTTATGTATGATTATGAAAGCCAAAATGACTGAACAACAAATACAAGCTAAAAGAATTAAAGAGTTAGAAGCTGAAGGTTACTATGTAATCAAGCTAGTAAAGACTAATAAGAATGGGATTCCTGATCTTATAGCCATACCACCTAATTGTGGTGTGTTATTTTCAGAAGTAAAAAAGCCAAAGGGCAGGGTGTCTGCTCTACAAGAATATAGACTAAAAGAATTAGAAAAACATGGGTGTAAAACAGAAGTATACAGAGGAGGAATTTGAAATAGATGAGCATTTTATTGAACAGATGCAAGAATTTAAAGGAGGAGCATCAATAAGAATTGCAAGCTTAGTTGATAAGATGTATGGTATTCAATCAACTAATGGGCAGATTAGAAACAAAACAGGACATGTAAACATGGACAATAATGAGCCTGTGTTTTTTGCTATAGATTATTATAGAGATGATGAAGGGCCTATTGTTCTTATTGATGTATATAATATAGAGGTAGACCAATATCTAGATTCAATTAACGCTAATATAAATATAAAATGAGAAGAGGAGATTTATTTGAGTATGTTATAGATGCTGTTCAATATTCATCAGGTGTCTTAAACATAAAAGAAAAGACTAGGAAACGAGAATATGTAGATGCTAGAAGAATTGCATATCATATACTTAGAAGTATACATGGACTTCCGTTTCAGGTTATAGGAAAAGAGTTTGATAAAAATCACGCATCCGTTATGCATGGAATAAAAGACGTAGACTTTTTAATTAAAACAGATCCCTTTTTTAGAGAAACATACAACAAGGTAATTAAGCAACTGGCTACAGGAAATTTAAGAAAGGAACAAATATTAAAAGAAATACAAGAATTACAAGAAGAGTTTTTAACAATAATTTAATTAAATATGGAATACAAGTATAATGATATCGAAAAAGTCTTAGAATTTAAAACCTGGACAGACAGAAAGAAAATAGATGAACTATTTAGAATTGATTGCGAAATGTATACAAACTTGGGTACAGATTCGACTAAAACAGAACGAGATGAGGTAAAAAGAAAGTCAAAAGCTATTTATAAAACTGTAGCAAAGATAAATCCAAGTACAGGAAAACACTTGCTTTCTAGCATGGATTAAGACTTATTGTGGATAACTTTATCATTTCTTTTAAGCAAATATTTGTAGCTTACAGAAACAGAATTACAAATGTCGATACACAAGAACAGTCGAAACTCAATAAACTTTATTAATTTGTTAATGAAAAACATTAACAATCTAACCGATGACATCTACGAATCATTGATGGATGAGGATTACAATTCTTTAAACTCCAGCATCAAAGAGCTTCAATCTGTTTTGCGTGAAACGCAAAAATTAACAGAAGATGAAATATAGACCTAGATTAACAGAGCGAGAGAATGATATAATTCAAAAGGATAGAGCTTTGCAGAGAGAATGTAAGGCAATGGGTATTCCAATGAAAGATGTAGACCATTACTGGCACAAAGGAAAACACTTCTCTTTACACGTAAAAAACAAAGGAGTATCACCAGAAGAACTTAGAGATGATATTATTAAGGCAATGGATGAACATTCGCCTTCCTACAAAAAAATTAAAAGAACTAAAAGCGAAAACGGACACTTGCTAGTTATTGATCCTGCAGATATTCATATTGGAAAACTATCTAGTAGTTTTGAAACAGGTGAAGATTATGATTCGCAGATAGCTGTAAAGAGAGTCAAAAAAGGTGTCAAAGGCATACTTCAAAAGTCAAACGGATTTAAAATAGATAAAATACTTTTTGTTGGAGGTAATGATATACTCCATATAGACACACCTAAACGAGTTACTACAGCAGGAACTCCTCAAGATACGCATGGAATGTGGTATGATAATTTTCTTACAGCCAAAAAACTTTATGTAGATATACTAGAAACATTAATAAGTGTTGCGGACGTACACTTTGTATACAATCCAAGCAATCATGATTATATGTCTGGATTCATGTTATCTGATTCAATACAGTCTTGGTTTAGAAAGTGCAAGAACATTACATTTGATTGCAGTATTGCTCATAGAAAAGGATTCAAGTACGGAGAAAACCTTATAGGAACTACGCATGGAGATGGTGCTAAGTTGGCTGACCTTCCATTAATTATGGCTAATGAGTTTTCTAAAGAATGGGCAGAAACAAAACACAGATATGTTTATACTCACCATATACACCACAAGTCTAGTAAAGACTATCATGGAATTACGGTAGAGTCTTTACGATCACCTAGTGGAACAGACTCTTGGCATCACAGAAACGGATATGGAGTAGGTGGTGTAAAAGCAGTAGAAGGTTTCATACACTCCAAAGAACATGGTCAAGTTGCAAGACTAACACATATATTTTAATGATTAAACCAGAATGGCGATTTATGGACAAAGCAAGAGACAGAAAAGAAACTCCAGTCTATACAGGAGTTTTAATGTACTTCCCTGATGCTATAAGAGAAATAGCTCAATGCAGTCACGCAGGACAAAAACAACACAACCCTGACCTTCCATTACATTGGGACAGAGATAAGTCAGGAGACGAATTAGATGCCCTTACAAGGCACTTAATGGAATGTGGTACTGTAGATGCAGATGGAATAAGACACTCGGCTAAGGTAGCTTGGAGAGCCTTAGCTAACCTACAAAAAGAAATAGAAAATGAAAGAACACATAACAAGTCAGATTATTAAAGAAAAGCTCAAGCCAAAACCTAATTATAAATTAATAAGAAAGCTTCAGCAATTATTAGATCAGCCTAAAGAAAATACAAGTAAGTAGTTACTTTCTGTCTACTCTTCTCAATATTTCTTCTTTTCTTTTTTTAGCTAAATTTAATCTAGGGTCAGCTTTTTGAATTCTCTTTTTTCTTGCTACCTCTTGTTTCATTGCTTCAGCCTTTTTTGGATTTATCTTTTCCATTTGCTTGATTGTAATAGGCTTTATTGTTTCAGGCTCTTTCTCTTTCATTTTACCTATATTTTTATAAGCTCTTTCAGAAATGTAACCAACTTCAGTTGAGTTTAAAATAGGAACACCTATCAAGTGAAGAGTATATGCCATTGCAATTCCCTTTAAAGTTTCAAGTTTATCAGGTTCAATCTTTTTCGTACTCTTCTTACCCATATACTCTGTGGTTTTTTCACCTGTAACAATTGTTTTAATCATGTCTGTAAGTATTGCTCCCTTTTTAATACCTATTCCTAAAACACCTAGTCTTTCATTTATTCCTTTATCTGTCTTGGAAAAAAACTTCCAAGGGTCTTTTTCATCATCTTGAAATATACCCATAACTCCATTAATCTTATCTAAAAGTTGGTCATTAAGCACAGGTATAGGAGAAACAATATCAGCAATCATATTTCCTGTTCTTCCTTTAACCCTGTTCATAAAATCTTTTTCATCTCTTTCTTCACGCTTCATATCCGCTTCTAACCCTAGTTCTTCATCCTCTCCTGATAAAGCTCTAGCAGCGGCAGCCATGGCCTGAGTAATTCCTAATCCAATTGAATTAAACACCGTTGTCTCAAGACCTAATCCTACTAACGATTGTATTGCTCTTTTCTTTGCACCAGGTTCAGCTGTAGGGTTATTATACAAGGTATTAATGTCAGAATACATTCTTGTTTTTTGATTTAACAAGAAGTTTGCAAAGGGAAATAATGTTTTACGAACTAATTGTGGGCCAAATTTTTGACTAGTAAATAAATCTCCTTGCAAATCTTGGTCAGATGTGTTTTGCTGTCTATCTACTTGTTGCTGTGCAAATTGTGCAGCTTCTTTATCAAGAGGTTTTGTAAAATCTACCTCGCTTGTTTTAACGCCTTTCTTATTCATTGCGTTCAAATAGTAAGCAATAAAAGAAGCTTTAGCAGTAGCAACATCAGGATTAACTAAGAAAATCTCTAATGTCTTTTTATTTACAGAATCAGCTATATCAATAGCCTTACCTTCAAATGTGTTTGCTTTTTTTGCAATCCTACTATCTGCATTCTCAATATCTGTTTGAGATGATATACCTCTATTTGCAATTGGAAGTCCTGATTCATTTATTGCTTTTCTAACATCAGGGTTAAACATTAGCTTTGCTCCTTCTAAAGTATTTACAACACCTGCATTTACACCTGTATTGAATATTGGAACAATTTGCTTTAGCATCTGAGTAGGCCCACCTAAAACTCTAGCCACACCTAGCGTAGCTAATTTGTTCAAACGATTTAAAGCTCTTTTACTTTTTCCATCAATGTAATTTTTACCTCTCTTAGTATCAACGTATCCATTAATTCTTTTGTTTATTATATCTCTTGATTCAGGGTCTGTAAAAACTTCATTAAAAGCTTTTGAATCTCTTGCACCTTTTACTTGTTGTATTGAAGATGCTGTATAAATATCAGTTAAAGCAGCTTTGTAGTTGCTCATGTTTTGTGAATCAAAACTTAAATTTAAAACTTTCCCCTTCCCTAAGCTTGAAGGTTTAGTTGCTTCTTTTAAAACACCTGTTTTTTTATCGTAAGCATTCTTTCTCTGTAACCCTTCTGGATTAAATACAGGTTGAGTAATATCTACTTCAGGCTCTACTTGAGCTACATTTCTTATGTTTCTTGGTGTATAATTAACGTCTTTTCCTAAATTTCTATTGTATATGTTTAAGGAAACATTTGCTAAATCATTATACTTCTTAGACCAAATCTCTGTAACATATTTTACTCCTTCTAAATTTACAGGATCTACTTTACTTTCAACATCTGCTATAGAGTTAGAGTCTTTTAAAAGTTTGTCATATTGAGCTTTAACAATTTCACCTTTTTTAACTTTTAACTTGTCCCCTGACTCCATAAGTCTTTCGTAAGTTTCCTTAATAAGATTCTTACTATCATCAAATTCTTTTTGCTGTTCAGCCTCTGTCCCTGGAGTAAATCTCCTTACATCTGCTAGTATCGCTCTTTCAGTATCATTAGCTTCGTCAAAGTATATACCATCTTGCATTTTCTTTTTTGAAAAAGCATTCGCATAATCTTTTTCTGTATTAGCACCTTCGGTTTGAGCTTTTGCACTACCATTTATTATCCCATTTAAACCTATGGCATCCATTATAATCCTAGCTTTCTTTTGTGATTTAAAAGCAAGTTCAAATACATTAGGTAGTGTTGATATATATTTATTCCACACACTTCCTAGCCCAAAAAGTTTTGGATTCTTAGGTGTTTCAATTTTTTGATTTTTTGCTTTATTCATCTTAACAGCACCAACCTGCTGACTAAACACAGCATCCATTCCACCTGTTGATTGATTAAGTTCGAAGTTTATGATTGAATCTAGTGCCTCCATTTTTTGCTTAGTAGTCATTAAATCTAAATCCATATTTAGGAATTTGTCAATCAAAGTCTTTTGTTCTTTAGTAACCTTTATATCTCCTGACTCTATAGCACCTTTTATGTTTATTTTAGTATTCTTAAATGCGTTTTTTACAGCTTTATCAATTACAGCTTCCTTCTTTTTTAATGTTTTATTGTCAGATTCAGAGTCTGTTTTAACTCCATCTATCTCATACATCATATCTTTCATTTGGTCAAGAGTTAAATCTCCTGGCTCTAGACCTGTAAGTTCTTGAAAAGATTCTTTTGCAAGCTCATAGTTTCTTTCTGCTTCTAACTCTACTTCTTTCTTGGAGTACTCGTCCATTTTTTTAATATCAAAAGGTTTACTTACTTTAAGTTTCCCCTTAGATGGTTTTCTAGTTGGTTGTAATCCCTTGCTTACTTCAGTAGCCTTTTCTAAATACACATCGATATCAGCTACATTACTCGGATTAACTTCACTAAACTTTTTAGCAGAATCTGATAAACCTGCTTCTTTGCCTTTTAGTTTTTTCTTAATAGCCTTCTGAATTGACTTTGCCTTATCTAACTTTTTAGAATACTCAGCATCATTCATGGCTTTTGTAGTAAAGTCTATTACGTCCTGAACCTTTTTAGCGTTATAAAGATTTACATTAGAAACTTTTTTAAGCAATGAGTTTGCTTTCTTAGTACTAATGTTACCTGCTTTAACAACTAAATCTATAGCATTCTGTAAACCCTTTCTTCTGCTGTTTACATCGTTTTTAGCATCTCTAGCAACCTTAGCTTCTTTCTGAAGATCTTTCTTCATTGCAGCATAGTCACTTTTTACTTTAATAGTCTTAGGCTTTCCTATTCTTTTTATGCCTAATAATTTCTTGGCAGTAGGAGCTTTAATTTCTACGCCTAGTTGTTTGCTAACATCTCTAATAATATTTTCTCTTTCTATATCATTTGACTGTTCAAATAACTTAGAACCTTTTATATATTCAATTGCGTTGTCTGCAACTTTTTGTGGGTTAGTGCTTTTTCCTACGTTTCGGCTTTTTGTTTTCTCAACTATACCATCAACAATAGAGTCTACTCTTTCCTTGTTCACACTCATCACTTCTGTTTCAGAAGTGGTGTCTGTTAACTGTTCAGTATCTGTCTGCGTAGTCGTGTCGATAGCTTGGTCGGTTTCTGTTTCCGTTTCGGTGTCACCCTCTTGGGTAGTGTCTGACTCAACGTCTCCTTTTCCCACTTGTTGCAGTCCCACTTCGGTTTCTGCCCCATCTTCTTTGCTTGCTGCATCATCTTGTAACACTTGCTTCTCTGTGCTTGGCTCTTGAATGGCATCGTTTTCTTTTTTTAATTGTTCTTGAACTTCTATCTTATCTTTTTCATACAGGGCGTCTAACTGTTGGTCAACAGCTGCTATTTGTTTATCAATATCAACTTTGCCAGGGCCTTCTAAACCTTGTTTTTTATTTATTAAGTTTTGTCTTTCTGTTAATAAATCAGCAGCAGGCTCAATGTTTTCAGTCATCTTAACAGTACCTTGAGTTTTTAACTCAGCTGATTGTGCATTGTATATTTCTGTGTAAGCATTTGAAGCTTCTATTTGAGTTAAAGAACCTTCTTTAACCAAAACATCTAGTGTAGCTTGTAAGTTTTGTACATTTGCTGCAGCTAATCTTACTAAATTCGCTCTCTTATTTCCTGACAATAATTTCTTACCACCTAAAGTTGAGGTAGCTCCTACTGTCATAACTACTGTTTCTGTAATCCCTGCTCTTGTTATTTTATCATTTAAAACATCATTTCCAATATGTCTATTTACTAAGTGATTTATGCCTTTCTCTGAAAAATAAACTGGAAGCTCTTCAATAAAAAGCTCCTTAGCGTTTTCTTTTACTAAGCCTTTACCCTTATCTACAAGTTGTTTTACTGTAAACTTTTTACCTTCTTTTACTGCTAAGTTTTTAATTTGGTCTTTAATTCCTTGAAAACCAACAAGAAGTTTTTCGTTTCCTCCTGCTAGTCCTGAGAAAATACCATCAAGAGTGGCTATTGCTTGACCTGCATTAACAGAAATATCTAACGCCTCCTTTTCACTCATTCCTGAAGCCACTAATTGAGAGCGTACATCCTCTACATTACCTGCAACACTAGAAACAAATGAGGAAATACCCATTCCTATTGATCCTGCTTTTTTTCCCTTTAATCCAAGAGCGCCTTTTACTTTACCACCTGTTCTTATTAATGCAAATAAATTTACAAGTGTACTTACACCGCCTTGAAGTACTGCTCCTCCTGTCCAATTAACTTCAGTTTCTGTTACATCCTTGGATAAGCTTACAATTTTCTTAATCGTTTCACTTGGAATGATGCCATCCATTCTTATGTTGGTGTTTTGGTCATATACAGTTCCGTTACCATCAACAATATATCGATTTCCTCCTTGAAAAACAGGCTTACCCTCTATAAACGCCTGTCTCTGTACAGCCCCTGTTTCTCCCTCTAAGCTTTCTGCAGAGTCTGTAAACATTTCTTCAAGACCTTTTAATACTCCTTTACCATCAAACTTATTTTCTCCACCTAGAGTAGCAATTCTTTGGTCAAAAAAACCAGGTATTCCACCAAAAAAATCTGTAGCAAATCCTACAAGACCATTACCTGTTACAGCAGCCAACTCAACCATTGCTTGACCTCCCTCAGACAAACCACCTTCTTGAGCAGCCTTATACATTGCTTTTCTTCTTCTTAAGTCAGCATCTTCTGTATATTCTTTAAATTTAGGAAAGTAATTTATAGTCTCAGTAACTGATTGTACTTTAGCATAAAACTCTTTTCTAACTTCATCTGCTTGTTTCTCAAGCTCTCTCAATTCATTCCTGTCTGAGGTCAAATTCATAGTAGATTGGATTTTTTCCAATCGTTTAGTTATTTGATTTAGCTGAGCTGTTTTATAAGATTGTACTTTTTCATAGGCATTTTTTTCTTCGAAATATTGATCACCTTCCTCATTTGGCAAAAGGGTTTTCATCCACTTATAAACTTTTGTTTCATTTCGTGTGTTTTTCTTTTGCCATTTTAAATAATCTTCTACATCTATCTCTTGCTTTCTAAGAATATTTTTTACATTATTTCCTAGCTTACTGTAATCGTCATCATCAATATCAACGTCAACATAGTTAGGAGCTTTTACTTCTCCAGTCATGGAATCATGTTCTTTTATAGCTTCTAATAAACTTGGGTTTATTTCGGATTCTTTTTTAAACTCTGTTTCCCCTGTTTCAGGGTTAACAAATCCGTATTGTTTTTCATAGTCTTTTTTAACGTAATCAGGTAGATTGGCACTTAATTCTTCGTTATCAAGTATTGACATAAACTTCTTTCTTTCAGGGTCATTTGCATATGCTAAATATCCTGATTCTTCAAGTAAGTTATTTTTTTTATTGGCATTGTATTTTTGCTTCCAAGCTCCTTCTCCATATTTAATAGCTGAATCTTTATCTTCTAAAAAATCAATAACCTCTCCTCTTTTTTTAGCTTCTTCGTAAACAGATTTCCAATCTGATTCTGCTTGCTCAGACATGTCAACAAACTCTCCGTTCTCATTTTGAAATATTGTAGGGAATGAAACCCAATTCTTACCATCTAAGGTTTCGGTTTTCATTTTATGTGTAGATACAGAACCATCTTCATTTTCTAACACACCTTTTCTTTCTGGCGCATTAGGAAAGTCAATTAAAGTCTCTTCTATTAAAGGTACATCAACGCTTGTTGTTGTTGAAGAAGAGTCCAAGGAGGACGGATTTGTTTCCACATCTGTAGTGGATTCCGTAACGACCTCTTCTGAAGTGAAATCGGAATTGTCTTTTTTTTTTATTCCCAGATTAGTTCTCCAAGTTTCAAGGTCATTTTTAGTATATCCTTTTTGAGTAAGATATACATGAACATTGTCTTGAACTTCAGAGTTTCCTGAAAAGTTTGACTTCCAAGTTTCAAAATCACTTTCTGTTTTTTTGTCACTAGATAATGCGTTCCATATGTTTTTTAAAATCTCTTCGTCCATCTTTTTTTTTTAACCGAAATCTTTATTTAATTTTACCTCGCCTGACTTAACTGTTTTCATGTATTTGTCTAATGCATTCTTTATGTTTGCACCATTCGAAGCATCTTCTTCAAATTGATCGATTTCCTTTCCATTAGCATCCCTTATAGTCATTCTATCATTGAAATCCGTATCATCTATTTCTACTGTTAGGAAGCCTTCAGGAAAACCATATAGTCTAGCCATTTCAGCTATTGTTCTGTCAAAAGCAGCTTTAATTTTACCTGAACTTTTTCCTGCATCTGCAAATAAATCACTTGTTGTTGTCGTTACTCCTTGATTATTTACCCCAAAAACTACATCATCTAAATTAGTATACTCTCTTGACCTAGAATTAAATTCAGCATCTGTTCCTTTAGCCTCTTCATTTTTAAGAGTTGTCTTATTAATATATTTTTCAGCTTGTTTTTTAAGTTGAGATGCAATTTGTTTACCTACAGCTTTACCCTCACCATCAATTAAAATGTCGGCAAGCTTGTCTCCAGAGAAAGTATAAAAGTTTAATACCTGTTTACCATCTATGGTATCTATTGTGTATTTTTCTACAATATCGCTTTCATTTACTAAAGCCTGTAAACTCTCCACATCACCTGTAGAGGCTTGGTCAATAAGTTTTACTGTAAACTGATAATCTTCATCATCTCCCTCTTTTTTAATTGTAGCTGCACTTTTTGCTCGAGCTTGGAACTCACTCTTTTTAGTTCCTCCATCTGTAATGTCTCTTCTTAGTCCTGAATAAAAACTACTTCCAGCAATTCTTTCAGCAGCTAACTTATCACTAGCACTTATTACAGGAACAATTTGATTATTCTTAGCCATAACCATTTTTATGTACTTACTCTTTTGCCCTGTTAACTCTTCACCATAGGTCTCACTTTTAGGGTCTGTATCAATATACGTATAATCTATTTTTTCATCTAAATTTATGCCTTGTTTCTCTAACTCTTGAGATTCAAACTCATTTAATGTTATTGACCTTTCTGATTCAGGGCCATTGTCACTTAATATGCTAGCCTGTTTGTCAGTAGTTGCAGCAGCCGCAGATACCGCATCTTTAAGCAATCTGTTTAATTGTGGGTTATTTCTCATGTCATCAGTAACAACTCCGAGCATTTTACCAAAATTATCCATTTTCTCAAAAATTTGTCCCAATGGACTGTCTTTACCAATAGCTGCTTTAGTTTCTTGTGCTAAGTCTACCTTTTCTGCAGTTTGATTTCTTTTGTTATTAAAAGCTAAAACGCTCATATCCTTAATGCCATCATAAGGCTGAGGATTTCCCTCAGCATCTAAATCTAAAACTCTTGTCTTAGTTGTTTCGTCAATTTTTGTTTGATAAAAAGTTATTCTACCCATTCCATTTTCTCCAAATGTCATATCAGTAAAATCAGGGTTACCCATTCTGTCATGTAAATCTTGAAGTGATTGGTCTACACCACCTGAAGATGGGGGAACATAAATTGGTAAACCATCTGCACCTGTTTTTTTAGTTCCATCTTCATTTAATTCGTAGTATCCCTTAAGTCTTTTTATGTAGTTTTCTTTTTCTTTGGCGTAACCATTTATTTGCTGAGCAAGTATATCAAAAGATTGTTTTCCGTTTTCTTGAAATATTAAATTATCTTCAGGTTTTATGTTACCTGATTGAACCAACCCCATGTTTCCATATAATCGGTCTTTATAATTTGCTAATGCTTTTATTGCTAAATCTCTACTAGTTTTATCACTAGGAAGATTTTCCATTGTTTTTAACTCAGCTTGTCTATATTTTTCAGCTGTGTTTTTCTTTAAGTCAAGGCGTTGTTGGTCGATGTTACTTTTCCAAGTTTTAACACCTTCTATCCCTCTATCAATACCTGCTAGTAATTCCTTTTTAGTACCTACCCCTGTATTGCCTTGTAGTATCGAAAACTTTGCTGCGTCTAATGCGTTGCCCATATCTTAATTATTTGTAATCTGGTTCAGGATTAAATATATTACCCATAATATCATTAATTCTCAATACTGTTCCATCAATAGCACTGAATAAACCACTAACAGCAGTTTCTTCTTCCTGCTTTCTTTTTTTAATTGCGGCCTGTACTTCAGGACTGTCTAAAAAAGAATTCATATCAAATTGCGCTCCTCCTATTGACATTGTTTTTACATCAGCAGGCGATGTAGGGGTTGTTACATCAGGTACAATCGGTTTTGTTACCGAATTTGTTACAGGAGCAGTAACAGAGCTTACGCTAGGTAATACTCCACTATCTATTATACCATTTAACCCTTTTCTATCTAGTCCAAGACCTTGAATTTGTTTTAAAGCTGCTGCCCTGTCCATTCCTGTTGATTTAGATAATGCATCTGCGGCTTTACCCATTTTATTTTTCATACCACCTAACCCTCCAAACGCAGTAACTCCTGCGCTTAAAGCACTTACTCCTGCATCTATAAATGCTCCTGTAGCTTGTCCTGATAATTGGTCTGCTTGTTGGGTTAAGGCATCTGCTTTTACACCTGCTGCTGCTGCTCTATCATCAAATAACTTCGCTATTTCTGCAGCATCTGTTTCAGAAGCCTGGGCACGCTTCAGGTCTATTTCTATTTTTTGATCAGCATACTTATCAGCAATAGCGCCTGAAGTTGCGTCCATTACTTGCTTTACTTTACCTGCAGTTGCGCCTACACCTCTTTGGTCTCCTTCTTGAGCAGCCTCTAAGATTTGAGCACCTTGTTGGTTTGCTAATTGTAGTTGTTTGTCGTAAACATCAGTTGTAGCTCTAACAGCATCATAGTAATTAGCTTCTAATCTTGCGACAGATTCTTTTTCTAATTCCTCTTGCTGTACTCTAAACCTCCCAGCTGCTCTTGCTGCATCAGAAGACGCATCTGATGCTAAAAAACCTTTTGCAGCACTACCACCTATTGCTACTGTTGCCGCTGCTATTGTTGTAAATGCTGCCATATTATAATCCTTTTATCATTTCTTTATTATAACTGTCTCCTTCAATATATCCATTTATTTTGTAATGTTCTATCAAAGAATCAGACTTTATTAAAGCATATGCGTATTTACAGTCTGACAGTTTTAAAGTATGCGTTAATATTTTTACAAGCTCTATTAATGCTTCTTTTCTTTTTACTTTGTCTTTATAGTCGAAATTAGATATTATCCAATCACACCATCCTACTTTAGAGTTAGTTATGTAAATATATCCTGCACATACAGGAATATCATTATCATACACAATAAATCCACCTTCTCCATTGTCAGGTAAAAAATCTTTTGGAGGTGGTGTCCATCTCCAGTCTTTCCACCATTTAATTAAAATAGACTCGTAGTCTAGGGGATTTAATTTTCTAACATTAAATTTCATTAATGCAAAGATACAAAATCTAAGGAAAACTTTTAAAGACATCTGAATCTATTGTAAATAGTTCAACAGGCGTCTTGCTGTTATTTGTTAATTTAAACTCCATGTAATATCCTGTTGCTCCATAAGATTCGGCAACACTATCTTTAGTTGTAAAAATATATGAACCCACAGGTACAGCTTGTCCAATTGGGGTAAGGTCTGATGCGTCTATTAAAATTTCTTTTCTATCAGAAGATATATCTGTTATTGGGCCTATTTTTTTAATTGTGCCAAAAAGGTCTTTATAAAAAACAGTATCTCCGTAATTAATAATATTACTTATTATTACATTAAATACTATTTCAATTGTACCTGGTGATGCCCCTGTTGTTGATGCAAAACCACCAATCCCCTGTGTTGATCTTTGAGCAAAGTCTTGACTACCACCTATTCTTCTAATAAAAGCGAACCAAGCCCCTTCTTTTTGTTCAAAATAGTTTTCATCCATAAAACCACTCCCTAAATCTGTTGTTATTGAACAATCCCAAGAATCATCGCTTTCAAGCTCAATGGTTTTAAACACTTTAACAGTTGTTGGTTCTTGATTAAATACACCTGTAATTGTAGAATCATAGTCTATTCCGTAATATCTATTTCTTATCTCATTGGTATTATGTCGATATAAACTACCACCTTTAAAAGTATATAAATATTGATTCATTCCTAATATCATATCAGGCATGTAACTATAAAAAGAAGGCCATCCTTTTACTGATTCACTAAATGTTAAGGTATAATTAATTTCTGCTGGCATAATTTATATTTTAAGTACAGTTTTGAATATTACTAACAACTCCATTTGTTACTGTAATAACTTGACTGTTATCCATTAAGTAGTTTTGGTCTGAAGCTCTATTTGCTCCATCTTGGTCTAAAAACACAGGATTATTTATTACAGGATAAACGTTAGTTGCGTTCCGAAATGGTGCAAAGAAAAAAGTTTCTGTTGTAGCTCCACAACTAAAAGAAGAACCATTGGCGCTAGCCGTAAAGCTAGGTAAAGCCAAAGGACATTCTACTGATATGTTCCAACCTGTGTCGGCACATGGCCCTAAAACTTGTATTGTTACGTTTCCTGGTAATGCATTTGGCTTAGGAACAACCAAAACGCTAAATTCGCTTTGACCCCCTCTAATGTCATCTCCTGTATTTAAAGTAATACTCTGAGGTGATGGAGTACCAGCTAGCCAGCCTGTGTTATCAAAACCATTAAAGAAATTATAATTAGATGTGTTTGGAAGGGTAGGAACACATCCATCATTAGGATTTCCTAATATAGTAAACGCATCTGCAACCCCACTTGTGCTTTGTCTGTTCCCATCAGTAGGAGATGAAAGCCTATTATAGTAGACTCCGTCATATAAAACTCTTATTGCGTCAGGAATACTCTGAGGATTAAAATAAACAAGAATAGCTCCTGTGTCATTAGAGGTGCTTCCAACGGAAATATCTAGCTGATAAAGACCTGTTTGACCAGCAGGAGGATTTAAAGTTCCACCGCATGGTATTCCGCATTCTTCACATATTGTAAGAGGCCCTAAAAGCCCATTTAGCTGATTTCTATATTCATTATTATTTTGATAAAATCCATCAGGTGATACAGTTATTAAGTTTATATCATCGTATACTCTAGTTGCAGTTGCAAAACTTGATGAGTCTATAAATTTGTTTTCTATACTTGGCATAATTAAATTTTAAGGTGTTGGTGGTTCGGCACATTCACAGCACGCTTCACTTGGACTTGCTGTATCATAACAAAACTGCAATGGTGTTGGCTCTCTTAAATCCCAAACTAAATAAATGTAGTCTGATTGACTGTTATATGTAAAACTAGCTTGATATTCAGGAAACGACCCTGTTGTTGGACTAGCTGTATTTAACAACGGAATTAAAGTTGATAAGTCGGCTTCATCATAATTTGTGTTAGTTACTAAATATTTAAACTTATCTTGCCCTGGCACAAACTCAAATGTCTGTCCTGGATTTTGTCTGTTTTTCATTGTAATTACAGAACCCAAAGCAGGTAATGTTCCAACTGATGAAGTTCCTGTTGTTTCATTAAATAAACTAACTGCATCATCATCAAGAGTTACTTGATTAGTACTGTATGGACTTACGTCAGTTCCTAAAGCCCATCGATATCTACATGTAGTTGTAAGGTCTGCATCTCCTGCAAAATTAAGAACAATCTCTTTAACAGTAATATCTTCTCCTTCAGGACAATTAAAATCTACTTCATATGTAACAGGGTTAACTCCTGGTGTTAATGTCACATTTGCAGTTGTTGGAAAGTTAGATGACTTAGTAAAAGTAACAAACCCATTACCTGTTACAGTTTGATTAACTACAATTACACCATCTAATTCAACTAAAATAGTTAATGGATTACTTGCTTCATAATCAAACGTAACATCTCCTATAACTGTTCCTAAATCAACATTTAAATTATAAGGCTCTGTGGAGTCATTCATTAATAAAGTATATCCACATTCTCTTTCAATTGGAGGTTGAGGTATTTTTCTTGTATTAGAGCTTAAAACAAACTCATTCATGTATGGATCAAACCCACCTAATTTTTGAGTTTGAAAAGCATCAACAAATAAATCTCTAAACCATGACCTCATGCCAACTTCAGATATAACACCTAACATACCACCTGAATCTCCTCTAGTTCCTGCTCCTTTTAATTGAATAACAGAACTTCTCTTTGCATCAGTAAAAAAAACGTCTTTCCCATAAACTGAAAAACTTTCAGGATTATTACTTATTCCGTATTCTTCTACTCTAGCTAATTGTGTTCCTAAAACTTCAGGGACTGAAGTAATAGCTCCACCTGCAGCTGCATCAGATAGTAAATTTTTTCCTACAAGTAAAGAAGATATTTTGTCTTCTTGTAAGATTAATATATCTGTTTGTCTTGAGTGCATTCTTCTTATAGGCCCATAAGATGTTTCAAGTGTTTTAAAATTGGCTAACGCTAAATTAAATTGATTTAATTTATTTAAGTTAGTTTCTTGATTAAACACTCCACTATAAGTTACATCTCCAAATCTATCTGCCTCTTTATATTGCTCTTCAGATACAGAGGTTACTTTGTCTCCTAAACTTAAGGTAGGCTTTATTAATGCATCTAAAACGGTATTACTTTCAACACCGTTACCAAAAGTAAAGCAATTAAAAAAGGTTAAATCTACAATAGCAGGGTCTGTTAATGTTTGGTCTTGGTCATCGTCTGCATCACCTGATAAATGAAATCCATTTACAATATCAAATGTTTGCTCATTTTCAAAATACAATTCATCATTTGCATCTAAAGGTTCTGTTTCAAATACCATTAAAGAAGTAGCTCTATTTATTGTAACTGCAATGTTACCAAAAGAGTTTCTTTTGTTAGGTGAAGAACAAGTAGGAGTTCCATTTCTCCAACACATGAATTGTCTACCATCAGCTGCGTCTTCTGCAAAAAACACAACGTTTTGCCCAGCTCCCCCTGGGAGTCCTATATTAAACGGTTGAAAAGGAAATGATTGAATTGCTTCGTCAAATGAAACACTATTAATAGTATTATCTGACCCTGTTGTTGCACCGTTTGTAAAATCTATATTGTCTCCTATAGCCCAAGCATATAAACTACTATAATCTTGAGAAGCTGTAAATCTTTTTTCATAATCGTATGTACGACCACCACACTTGCTTCCTCTTCTGTTTCTATGCGCTCTTAGCTTAATCCTAACAAGGCTACCTGCAGGTACGTCATAGGGTATAAACGGAAGTTGAGGTGGTGTTGCGGCAGGGTCAGCATCAGGATTATCAATAGAAGTGCTTACTAGTGAAACACAAAAACTCCCTCTACAGTCATCTTTTCTATCAATAAAAGCATTAGGTGGATAATTTGCTGCAAACCCATTTGGTTTTAACTGCATATAAGTTCCTCCTAATTGTCCACATGCAGGACTTCCTTCTATTAATTCTCCATCTGCATTTTTATCGCAAAGAAAATCATCTATTTCTACACCAAATCCTAAAACTTTTGTAGATGCACAATTTAATACAGCACCATTTGTGTCAGATTTTACAAACAAAGTATCATTATCTTTTACTTTATCTCTATTATCTCCTTCAAGTTTAAAGTATATTAAACCTGTTTCTTCTTCTTGAAAAAATATGTTTGAGTAAATAGTCCTGTATAAACCTTTTGATTCTTTAATTACAAATTTATATTTAGTAGCCCAAAATGGAGGATAGTTATTTAACTCAACTCTTATATTGTTTTTTGCTATAGATTTATCACATGGTATAAAAACTGTATTATTAGTATCAACCAAAGCAGTAGAGCTTCTTCCATACTCATCCATGTATACAATACCTATTTCATAATCTCGATTACTATGTAAAGATTGTTTTGAACTATCTTTAGCATACAAACCTGTCGCTTCAATTGCCCCCAAATACTCATAAGCAAATATACCTAATGGTGCTGGAGGAGTTACTGTTTGGTCATATTGTTCAAATTTTAAAGCTGGGAAAGTAAAAGAAATTTCATTACTACCTTGTGATGTTTCAATCAATATACCTTGTGGTGTTCCTGTTATACCAAATCCAATATACTCCCATTCATTCTTGCTAAGAATACCACAATTAAAAAGGTCAGTTTGACTGCTACCTGATGTACAGTTTGATTGACAAACATTAAAACAGCTTGAATCAGCTATAGCAACAAAGTTACTAACTGCATTTACAAACTCAGGGCTTGTCGCTAATTCAAAAACACTTGAATAATCTTGTTGTATATTAAAAAGAAAAGTTCTTTCGTATGAGTTTTCAGGTTGTGTTCCATCATCATAAGATGCATCTCCACCAAACGTGTTACTTTCATAAGTAAAATCAACACCTATCTGTGAACCTGCTATTAAATCTAGCCCACTAAAATCAATCGTTGTCTTTGCATTATTTACAAGAACACTAGTTCCTTCTATTGTATATGTAACAGGTTCTAGTGTTCCATCAATTTCATCCGCAGTAAGATCTTGTGAGATTAAAGATAAATTGTAGTCTAAATATATTTCTTTACCTTGTGAGTTAACTACATCGTATCCATCAATATAATTACCATACATTAATCTATTACCCATAATTGTTTGAGCCTGAGCTTTTTTAGGCACGTTATCAAACAACCTAAGCAACTGTGCTTCAGGTAAAGTTGTAAATATTTTTTTATTGGTAAATGGTAATGTTTGAAGAGAATTGTCTTGCCATCCTTCATTTATCTTATTAAATCTTTCTATAACATTGACAGTTTGGCTTGTGCTAAACTTAAATATTACATCTATATCTTTTACGTTTCTGCCGCCTGTTTCAAATGTAACATCAGTAGTGTTAAACTGATTAAGCATTCCATCATTATCAAACGTATCAAAATTTATCTCAAAAGGCCCTGGAGTAAAAGCAACCTGACTAAATGGTGATAAAGCTGAATATTCTCCATCTTCATATTGCCACCTATAAGCAAAACTTAAAAAAAGTTGCTCCATATAGTTTTCACCACCGCCTAATTGATAGCTATCTAAAGTAGGAGGATTTAATGGAGGAGCTAAAATTACACCTATATCTTGTTCTGTAATGTCATCAATTGTTGTTATATTATTTGGTTGTAAATAAGTTCTATTTACATTTATTTTTCTAGGAGCGTTTAAATTATCTGTAAAAAACAATAAATCTCCTATTAAATTAACTCCATTTACTAAATACTCTTTATCAAAGTTTAATATGGATGTAGATATTACGTGATAAAACAAAACAAATGTTCTTGTATTATAAGAAACTATTAAGTCCACTTTACCTGTGGATGATTGAGTATTTGCTTCATCATGTACAAACCAATACATGGTTTCATTTGCGCCATCTTCAAAAGCTCCAATACATCTTGCCTGAAGACTTAAAGGAGAGTTTTGAAATTCTAGTTCAACTAATAAAGTATTTCCTTTTGAGTTTTCTACAGCACCAATTTCAGTACCTTCAGTAGAACCTAATCTTACATTTAACGCATCTATGTACTCGCCTTGAGGAACTAATCGTTCATCAATGCTTTTGTTCATTCTACCTGCAACAAAGTTTTTTTGAATTTTAGCCATGTTATTTTATCCACTTGTTTTGTCCCCTTAGATTCATTAATAATCTTCCTGGGTGTATATTGCTCAATCTTAATTTTGCGTTCCTTAAAAGAGCTGATTTCTCTTTTCTAGCTCTATTTATTATAAACTCTTGAACACCATATTTACTAGACAGTATTACATATTTCATGTAAGAATATATAAACTCTTCAAACAATTTATTTATACTTATCTCAGAATCATTTCCGTTTTCCATTCCATCAGATACATACTCTAAAACACAAAGCTCACCTGCCATATCAGAACTAAAATTTATTACTCCTGATTTTTTATTTATTTTAAAAGTAGGATTTGCATTTGCTGTTTCTGTATTTAATCCATATCTAGCTCCCACTGGATACTCAAAATACCAAAGCCCATTATAAAAATATCCCTCTTGCCCATTGTACTGACTCTGTTCGTTTAAGTAAATGCTTTTCTTACCACCTGTAATTCTTTGTAAGTCTAGAGTTGAAGTAGATGGTTTTAATATTTTTCCTTCATGGTCAAAAAGTATTCTACAATTATTGTCCTGTAAATATGCATCACTCCAATTAGTTTGAATATTTTCAGTAAGAGGCAATAGTGTACCATTTTTATACAAAGATATTCTAACCCAATTTACATAGTCGTGTGGCAATACATATCTTAACGTGTCACAAACTTCTAATTCTAAAATTTTAATTTCTTTCATTGAATCGTAATTCAACTCTTGAATTGCTCTCTTAGCATGAAATATAATATTAAATTTTTCAACGTTATTTATTAATTTATCATTTCCAACATACATTAAAATAAAATTATTTACAATGTCATCTAATGATACATACTGATATGACCCCCAATTTTCATCTTCAGGAATTAATCCTCCATTCTCATAATACTGATATTCTGTTATATATGCCATAATTTATCCTTCTTGTTTGGTTGCTTCGGTCTCTTCTACTTTTCCAAATTGCGCTAGTGCTACTTCTCTTATAGACATTCCTGCATATTGCAAAATTTTATTAATTATATTAGTTTCATCAGATTCAGGCAATTCAAAATCTTGGTAATCTGCAGCTGTTTCATCAAAGCTAGGTTCACCACCTGTTATAATATTAAAATATGTCCAGTTAGGATCTTTAGGATATCTAATGTATTGTGTTATTATAGTTCCTTCAATAGTAAGAGTTTGAGGGTATATTGTAATTGTGTTGCCAGATATGGTGTCGTTTGCACCTCCTAAAACATATGCAGGATATATTACAGATGGCGAAGTTAATGGACTAGAGTTTAAGTAAAATATTTTGTTTTGAGAAACTCTTTCAACTTCTCTTATAGAGTTATAAGCTGTACCTACTATTGAATATGATGAACCTGCACCTCCCCCAAAAAGATTTTGAGTTAATAAAAGTTCTGTGTTGTTAATAATTTGAACAACAAAAGCTGTGTTTCCGCTTTCAACGTTACTTACTAAACTACCAACTTGAACTGTTGTGGTAAATAATGCATTACTATCAATTAGTTTATTAGTAGTAAAACTAGTGGCACTTCCTGATGTTTGAAAATTATTGTAATAATTAATTTTATTAATTAAATAGTAGTCTTCAGGCAAATCGTAATTAGATAACCCTTTACTTACAACTGATTTTGTACTTGAAAAACTATCAACCACTTCCTCTAATCCTTTTACAATATCCGCATACCCTGATCCTGAAACCCTGGCGTTTTGTTTTACTAATTGTGAGTTATATTGATAAAAATAATCTTCAAATATATCTAATTGTGCTTGCTTTGCATATAAATTAAAATCGTTAGGGGTTATATAACCGTAATTGTTTTTATTTGCTATAGAAAGGACGGTAGCTCTTACTGTATTTATCATACCTATTAATCTTTTCACAAAGATACAAAAAAAGGAGCTTCATTTTTTTGAAGCCCCTTTTATATAAAAACAGATTTTTTGTATTGGTTATAGTTTATCTTCCAATATTCTTAATACTTCTAAGCCTTCATCACTTTGAAGAAATGACGCTAGGATAAATAAAGGGTCTTCACCATAAGGAACTGTAAGTAATTTTTTCTTATTTCCTTTTAAATTGTAATAAACATCCTTTTTATTCTTTAATATCAACAAACCTTCACTAAAAAACTTAGCACATTTATTTTGAAGTTTTAATAAAGGATCATTTAAAGCCTCCATAAAATCTTCAGGATATCTTCCTGCAAACATTCTAACATCTCTTTTTAATTCAGCTGATGTTAAATTATCAACTCTAAGTCCAACTACAATTCTTGCAACTGTTTCTAGCATTTCAATATCTAAATCTTTAGCTAAAACTTGAGCGTCTAATGCCACGTCTAAGAAATCAACATCTAAGCTAGCATCTCTTTCTTTATCAACTTCGATAAATTCTTTTCCGTTGCCAGGATGATGTAATAAAAATTTCTGTAATATTTGGTTTTGTTTTTCTACTCTTAAAAAGCCATCTTCAAAAATAATTGGCTCTAAAATTACATTACCGTCTTGCTCATCTTCAAAAATACTTTTTTGATTTTTAGCATAACGCATTGACCTGTTTGTTCCGGTCTCTTCGTCAAAATATAATAATGTACTTCTTTTTGTATTCCTTGATGGAATAGTGTAGCTCAATGGAGCTTTGTCTCTGGTAAGCTTGTAGGTTTTATCTACAAAAGCTTGTTTCTTTTTTTTCATTTGATTACGATTTAATTTTAATAAAAGTAATAATTACCCTCGTAACTTCAACGAGGGTAACTACTACATAGTTTAATTCAATATCTTATTTAAAGATAAAGAAATTGTTAGCACCTAAAGTACATAAAGCTCTTTCTGATAAGAAGTTTACTTCCATTGCATCTAAGCTAGAAGTAGCTGCTCCACCAGCAGAACCTGTAATCCAAGTTTTGTAACGTCTGTCTTCAGTTTCTGAAGCTCTATAACGAACGTGTAAGAAAGGACGCTTAGCATTCTTTCCTAATACTTGGTCATATACAGTTGTAGAACCTGCAGGTACTAGTACCCCATTGATAGCTCCACCAACTATATCACCACGCATTGTTGGGTCGTTAAGATATTTCCAGTCTGTCTTATAGAAATCATAACCTCTTCGGAATCCTGAGAATCCTAAGTTTAGTGCCATTTCTTCATCATTGTCAAATAGACCATAAGAAGTTCCACCTGGGTTACCATAAGAGTTTTGAGAAGCCAACATATCATCAATGTCAAATCCAAACTCTCTGTTTAAGAAAATAACATTTTCTTCAATAGAACCTTGTTTGTCAAGTCTTTGAATGATAGCATCAAAATCTGCAAGAGTTGTTGGGTTACCACCACTCCATACATTTCCACGCTCTTCAATAACATAGAAAAGTCCTTCTGAACCTTTGTTACCTACACCTGAAGCTACACCTTCTACAATTAATGCCGCACCTGAACCTGCTTCCGCTGGTACTGCTTCAACCATTGCTGTTTCTAAATAGTCTTCAAAACGAAGTCTAGTTTCATGCTCTGATTTTAAATACCATAAGTATCCTGTAGCACCATTTTCAGTTGTTACTTCAATCCATCCAATCTGCGCCATGTCAGAACCACTTACTGCGTAGTGATCTTTTATGATGATTGGTGAATTTTGGAAAATACTGTCATCAGCTTCTAATTGTCCCTGCATTCCAATAGCTCCTTTTTGAAATTCAGAACCATAAATGAATAAAGAACATTTTACTGCTGCTGCCATCGCTTGACCTGCTAACTCGTAGTAAGCTACATCAATTGTTCCGTTTGCTGTATCTACATCAGTAACAATTGCTTTGTTGCTATTAGTTGAACCAATTGAACTATCAGATAGCATAATTGTTTGTCCAACACGAATTGCAATAGAACCTGAACCAGGTACTAATACATCATTAACTGTTAGTGTAGCTACACCTGAACCTGCCGCTGCTCCTGATGTTACATCTGCATATTTAGTGTGTAATCTTCCTTGCTCAGCCCATTTGATAAGGTCAGAGTTAGAAGGCATTTCAGCGCCTACCATTCTTAAGAATGATGCTACTGTTCTATTTCCATAACGTTCAAATTCTTTTTCATAAGTATCTGGAAGATACTGATTCAAGAAATCAAAGTTAGTAATATAATTTGTCTGTAATAAAACCTGTTCCGAACTTGGTTGTAAGTCAAACCCAGGTACTGCATCTACTGCCATAATTTTTGTTTTAAATTTTTAAACTTATTTTTTTTTACTTTTAATTCTTAACCCTCTGCCACTCGTATCTGAAACTTGTCTAGCTTTAAAACCTGTATCTCCAATTGATTGAGGAGTTTGCCTAATTGACATATTGACATTTTTACTTTTTTTAGTAACGTCACCAATCGCATCTGCTTTTCCTTGCTCATAAAAATAACTAGCAAATCGCTGAGGATCCATAGCAGCACTTAGCGCTCTATGCCATCCTGTAGCATCATTTATTAAACCATCATCGCCTACATATTTTTTGACTAGATTGTTTAAATCACTTTGCTTAGACTTCATCTCGTTAACATCACCATAAGAATATTTTACTTTTTTGTCTCCTATTTCGAACTCAAAACCTTTGAATTCAGGATTAAAAACTTCATTAGTTCTTTTAACAAAAAACTCATTCTTCTTTTGTGCAATTTCGTTAGCTGATTGAGAATTTTTAATATAACTCTTGTAAGCTTCAATTTCCTTAATTTGTTCTTCTGAAATAGAATTCCCACTTGACTCAAGAGGAATTCTGTATTTTTCTTTTAACTCATTAAGATATGTTTTAGCTTTTGAAAGTTCTCTTTTTTTAGCAATGTTCTTTTTCTTTATATCTTTTTCATCATCAATGTCTTCATCATAAGAAAATTTTTCTTCCATTAAATAATGGATGTCTTCTTTATCTAAATCTGATTCCGTTAAAGAATAGTACTCTGCTAATACTTGATCGTCATCTAAATTATCGTATTGTTTATTTACTTTTACGAAATCTTCAAATCCACGACCTGTATTTTTTTTATAATCTAAATATTTAGATACTTCTTCAGGTAAATTATCTGACTGTTCTCTTTCAGAAAACAAATCATCAACTGAAGATATATCTTTATCATATCTATTTTTAATATATGAAAGAACGTCTTCGTCTTTTAAAGTTGGACTTTCAACTGCCGAATCTTCGGCTACTTGTTCTACAGGTTGTTCTTCAACAACATCAGTAGATTTATCGTCATTTTCTTCTTCGTGTTTTTTTAGTAGAGTTTCTTCTACTTCCTGTGTAGATTTTTCTGGCACAGAATCTAGTGATTTTACTTTAATTTCCATTTGATTTAATTTTTACAAAGTTAATATATAATTATAATTAATTTTTAAGGTTATCTTGGTTCAAATTCAGCTAAGTCAAATCCATCTAAACTATCTTCATTAGATTCAAAACTAACTGATGGTAGATTATTTTTTCTTTGTTCTATAAGTTTTGATTGCTCTGTATTTGCTTGAGATATCCTAGCAGACTTGGCGGTTTCTCTTTCATCTTCTCTTTTTTTCAAACCCTCTTGCTCCATTTTTTTCATATCGACATCCACACCTTTTAATTTCATCTGTAGTGAGAATTCAAGATTCATAAGCTCAGCTTTTATTGTAGCCTCACCTTGCATCTTCTTAACAGCAAATTGAGTTTTTGCCTCTTCTAACTGCATAGCTGCTTGATTTTCCATTTGAAATTGTTGCATTTTTGCTTGTGCTGCCATTTGCTGTGACTGCTGATTTATTTGAGCTTGCTGTTGAGCTGCAGAGGCTTTTTCTTTTTGAACTCTATCTTGTTTAGCTATTCTTTTTAATTTTAGTATTTGATTAGCTAACTTTAAGTTTCTTATTTCACGAATATCAATAGCATCTTCTAGATTTATAGAATCTCTTTGTAATGCCATTTGAATATTTTGTTCAAGCATTTTTCTTTCTTCTTCATCAGGCTCAATTTCTATAAATATTCCAAAGTCACTTAAGTATAACTTACTTATTTCTTCAAGCAACCCAACATTAAATTTTCCAATCTGATTAACAAACTCTTCTTTAAATTCAGAATACTCTAATACATCAGCAATTCTACTAGATAATGCCGTACAAAGTCTTTGACTCATTTGAATACCTGCATCTAAAATATGTCTTGTTGCAGTGTTACTACTTAATGCTGCAAGTTTTTGTAACCCTACCAATGAATAACTATCAGGTGTAGAGCCGTCTCTTGCTTCATTTAGGCCAGTTACATCTCTTAGCATTTGCATATAATGATTATATGAACCTACTAAACTTTGTATTTTACCCTGTCCTGAATTACTATTTAATTGTTGAATAGGTACTTTTGCTTGATTGTAATCTCCATCTTGAGTATAGCTTCTACCAATAACAGAACCTGTTTGAAAAAACATTCGTAATGCATCCTCTGGATTATATGCTTGACCTGTTCCTAAGTCAACTTCATTTAATCCATCTGCATCTATAAAAACACCATCAGGTACAACTCTAGATATTACTTGTTGTAATTTTAAATGTGTTATTTGAATTAAATCAGCAAACGTAATCATACGTCTTGTTAATGATTCAAAAACGCCTTTATACATCCTAGGTGCGCAAGCTATATATTCAGGATAAACTTCTTGAGATGCAGATTGTGGTCTAGCCATGTTTTCAGCCATTCTCCATTTAAGTAAAATGTTTGTTCCCATTACCATTACACCCTCATACCAAACATCTATGGTCTTAGAAACTTTTTTAAAGTTTCCTTCTTCTTGCATTTCCTGAGTGGGATCAAATGTGTCTTCTTTTTCTATTACTTTTTCTGCTCCAGCTGAATTTATTTTTTTCTTATAAGTAAACGTATGTGTTGTTTTATAATTAAAAAACAAAACAGTAGCACTATCCTTACTAAATAAACTATTATTGTAATACTGAGCTGTGTTATTGTAATCATACCAGCTTTGACTATACTTAGATATTTCATCCATATCTTGTCTTGTCAAACTTGTATCTATCTTTTTTAATTCGGTTATTGGTAATGTTTTAATTTCACCCCAATAAAAACAATCTTCAAAATGAGGATCTTCCGTATAACTATAAACAACATTAGCAGGGTCTACATACTCTACTCTTATTCCAGCTCCAGGTTGAAATGTATTTTTACACATTGAAACACCCAAAACAGTTTGATCGTAATACAACTGTTTTTGTATTTCGTAATATCTATTTTCAGAAAGTAATGTATTTATTGCTTCTTCTTCTGCTATTTCAATTGAAGGCTTATACTTCAACTGCATATGTAATGCTAATTCTTCTGATGTATTAGGAACATCTTCTTCTGACGTAGCAAATGTATTTATTCCTAATTGCTGTTGTACCTGCTTCATAACAGGTTTTGCTAGCATGTCTTTTTCTAAATTTACTTGGTATTCACTTCTTTTATCTAAAGACATTCCGTCTTGAGCATAGGCATTTATCTTGAATACTCTATCTGCCATTCCATTTACAACAATGTCTACAAATTTTGGAATAATAGGAACAGGAGTCCAGTCTAAGTTTAAATAACTTAAATCTCCGTCTATTGCTAATTCATTTTTATATTTTTGTATTGACTGCTCTCCACGAGCATATAGTCTCAATCTATGGAAATCTGCCCATTGATTGTAGAATCTACTTTGTCCACCATCTTTTCTGAACCATTCATATTGAATAGCTTGTCCTATTTGTAATCCAAACTCAAAGGAATCCTTTTCTTTGTCTGAAACAAATTGACTAGGAAAACCTGTGGGATTTAACGTGATTTTTACATCCTCCATTTATTGTATAATTTGGCTATAACTTCCCTTATTGTCGTATCTTGCAAAGTTAAGTTTTATTTTTGATTTCTTTTTAATGGGTTGATAAAGGTTTTTTTGTGTAGCCATTATAGCTAAACCTGAACTTATTGACGCATCAAACTTAGTTCTGTTGTTAATATTAAACCTTGCCCAGTCTTCTAATGTTCTAATAAAATACATAGAACCTATTACATCTAACTCTCTAAATGTACCTGACATATCAAACCCTACGTGCTTTTCTATATACGACTCTATAGCTGCTGCGTGTGCTTGTTTTATATCTTCTGAACTGTTAGGTATTCCTCCTAATTCTTTTTCTGTTTTTGATAATTTAGTGTAAATTTTATCAGGTCTATTCATACTATAACCTCTATATCCTCTATTTTTAAAATGATACAATAAACGAGGTTTATTGTTTTCTATTAAAATTGGCATTCCATAAAACACACAAGCCATAAGTACATCTTCAAAAAATATTTCTGCAGTTTGAGGTCTAGCAATGTATTCTAAAAAAAACTCACTAGTTGGGCCTTCATCCATATGAAACTTAGTCATTCCATGCAAAGCTCCGTTAGAACCTCCACCACCTACTGTTCCTGATATATCGTAGCTATCACAACCAAACGCTCCCATGTGGTCATTGCTTGGATACTTAACTCCGTTTTTATAATAGTATTTGTTTTGTAATTGTTTGTTAGGAGTCCAAGAAACATAGAATCTTCCTCTATCATTTGGTGAAAAAATAACTTCTGTATCTTGAACGCCATTTTTCCAACTAAAAGAACCTCGTGTTACAAACCTATCTTTTATTAAAGAATCGTTATAATCTATCTGTTGATAAATTTTCTGTAAATTAAATAATGATTGTTTGCTTTCATCTCTAAATGCATGAGACTCTGTTCTAGGGAATTGTCTATAATATTCGTTTAATCCATCAGGATCAGACTTTAAACCTTCTACTTCATTATTCCAATGATTAATAACACCTTCATCTATAACATCTCCAAATGGCCCTTCTAAATCTTCTTTTGGCTCATCAAATACAGGGTATCCATAAACATCTATAAACCCTTCATAATTCCATTCCATAGGGATGAAAAGTGAATATAATCCGCTTTTAGTTTGACCATTCTTGTTTCGTTTTACTACATTAGAATCTGCATATAACTTTTTAAAGTTACCACCACCTTTTTCTATTGAATTAGATGTACTTCCCATCATACATTTTCCAATAATTCTAGAACCTAATCTTAAGCAAGTTTTTGTAACTCTCCAATTATTTAGTATGTTGTCAGGTCTTTCCCACTTGCCGCTTTCATCATGAGCAAGTATTTTTAATTTTTCCCCATCGTAGGAGTTGTCCCCTGTGTTTTTCCAATCGATGGTTGTATCAAGACCTTCGAGTTCCTCAACGGCCTGATTTGCATCAAGTTTTTTTCTGGTAAGTTTGGAGGCAGGTACTCTATAGGCAAGCTCGGTCTTCGGCCTGTCCATACCGTCTTGGATGGGCTTGAAGAAGAAGGGATAGTTAAGTGATATGGGAACGACTTTATCAGTGAACATCTTCTTAGCATCCGACCCTGTTTTTGACAATATGCCAAAACGTGAGTCACGTGAGGTGGTTGCTGCATGCACCAGCTCTGATGAGGACATGAACGAAAAGCCTGAACGCCTGTTTTTAAGATAGCACATTCCGTATGAACGAATGTCTGCTTTACATGCTTCCCAGAATATGTAGAATAATCTATTTGATTCCCTAAAGTTTGGCTGCCCAACATCAATCTTGGTCCAGCACAAGTACATGTAGTGAGAACCAGTAATATAAGTAGAAACACCTTTGTTATTAAACCAAAAACCTTCTTCACGTCTTTCAAATTCTTTGTCAATATAGTCATACCATTTTTCTTTAAAAGAATCAGGATATTTATCCCAATCAAACACATTTTTTATTTTACTTAATTCTTTAGGATATTCTAACTTATCCCAATAATTATTTTTAAAACTATGAACGTCCTTTACTTTTGGTAAAGCTATTCTTAGTTTTTGTATTTCATATACATCACCAATTGTGCCGTCTTTTGAAATGATAACAATGTCATATTCTTTATTATATCCATACTTCCATGCTTTCTTTTTATTGTAAGAATTTAATGCCTTTTCAGGTATAACATTTTCAAGTATTTTATATAAAGTTTGTATATACATTATTTTGACCTACCTTCTGCAAAGCCTTTAAATGACGCTGCTTTTGTTTCTGCGTTATCTGTGTTAATCATACTATTTTCTTCTTCAATTTTAGATAATATTTCAAATGCATCAAAAATAGCTAGCTTTTTAGAAGCGGCTGCATTTTTTAATCTATCTGCTGCAATGTCAGGAGCTAACCCATCTAAGTCTTTTTTTAATATACCTTCATTTGCAACTTTTATAAGCTCTTTTACAGCTTTTTTCCCTGCTTTAATTATTTCTAATTTTAATTCAATATTATTCATAAAACCAAGGTTATGTTATTGGTAAGCATTCTATATAGTTTTTCTCCATCCACATTATATTCATATTCACTATCTGGTTGAAATGAAACTTTATCACCTTTATTAATCCCTTTACTAATTAAGTTTTCATTAGAATACTTTATTAATCCAATTAATGGTTCTTCTTCTTGATGTGTTTTAAGGTAATTGTTTTTTTTAGGTAAAGGTTTTACCATACAGTATTTGGAGTGGCACGACCAAGTGTCTTTACTTTTAAACATAAAAAATTGATCGTAATCAATAAAAAACAAATTATCTTTAAAAAAACTTTTTCCACTTCTTTCTTTTCCTTTCATATCATTATAATATTTAAAAACATTATGATGAACTAAAAGTGTGTCTCCTGGTTCTACAGGGCCTGAATAGTTTATGGGTGTTTCAATAACTATTGCGTATCTATTTGATGAGGTATGATCTTCTTTAGATGTACTTGTTATAAAGTTAACATTTCCAATCTTTTTAGTATTATCATATCTTTTGTCATTGCTTGGTTTTACAATGAAATAAAAAGGTGATTTCATTCAAAATTAATATTATATTCAATTGATATTGGCATATTAGAATTGAATTCTTTCCAAAGGAATATTTCTCCTTTTTTATTTTCAATCCAAACTTTTATAGAGTTGCTTTCGCTTATATGCTTTATTAAATGAATATAATAACTTCCATTAAAAATCTCCTGATTAACTATGTAGTGCATGGCGCTAGATTTATAATCAGCGCCAATTGATATTTTTCTTATATCCATTATATTTAATTTTATTTATATTTCAGTAAACATCAATGATATTGACAACTCTCCATCATTTGGTGTTATAGCTCCTGTTTCAGTACCTATTATAGCTATATGGTCTCCTGATGATGCGGTTATGTTAGAAGCTGATACGTTAGCATCGCCAGAGGCCCAAGTTCCATTATCGGTATTGTCAATAACAAATATATCACTAATTGATGTATAGTTAGCAATCACAGGGTTAGTATTACTAGGAATTGTTCCTATTGAAAATTTAACATCACTTCCTGAAGGTATATTTAATGCTGAAGCTCCTGACCATACCCAAGTTACTTTTGTAAGCCTGAAATTTACAGGTGTTCTAAATAAAGGAATTTGAGTGTCTGGAGTAACATTTGATGTCCACTGCATAAAGTCATATCCACTCGCTTGGCTAGCTAAATTATTTACCATTCCAGTTAAAATAAATTTGTTTTCAGGTAATCCACTTTCGATTAAATTACCACTAGAATCTACTACTATATTTCTTTCAGGAATTCCTATAACAGTTCCTGAACCATAACTTGGTAGTTTAAAAAATCCATTTTTCTTTATTTCTAAAGCATTTGATTGGTTAGCCGCATCTTCACCATTACCAACGATTAACAAGTTGTCAATAGCACTCCAAGTGTTTACACTTCCAATAACAGGAACATTATGTGAGCCTAAAATTATCTGTCTAAAATCAGTCCCATTTAAACCTGTCCCAATTACAATTGATTTTTCACCTGCAACTTGGTTTGAATCACCTAAAGCAATAGAAAAATCGGCCGTTGAGCTTGTTGTGTTTCCTTTACCCAAAGTATAAGAATTATCTCCGTTAGCTATATTGCCCCCTCCAAAAGTAAAAGATGCCACACCTACAGATTCATTATCCTCACCAAAAGTAAAACTACCTTCACCTGATGCTGTTGTTGTACTAAGTGTTCCAAAAGCAAAAGAATTATCTCCACTTGCTTCTGAATCTTTACCATAAGCTTGTGCAAAAAAACCTGAAGCTATGTTTGCATCACCTATAGCTATAGAAACATCACCACTTGCCTGATTTGATTTACCTAATGAAATAGAAAAATCTCCACTTGCAGTTGTGCCGCCTCCCATTGATACAGAAGCAATTCCACTTGCTAATGTGCCTTGTCCCATTGATACCGAAGTAGCTCCACTTGCTATTGTTGAATTGTCACCCATTGCTATTGCCGCATCTCCACTTGCTTCTGAACCTAGTCCTAGTGACACAGAATAATTCCCTCCTGCTTTAGAGGTGTCTCCTCCTGCCAAAGAAAAGTTTCCGCTTGCTATTGTGGAGTCTCCAGTCGCAAAAGACCAATTTCCACTTGCTTCAGTATTCTCACCTGTAGCCATAGACTGTAGTCCACTTGCTTCTGTGTCTTTTCCCATTGCTGTAGAAGAAGTTCCACTTGCTATTGTGCTTTGTCCTGATGCAAAAGATTTGTCTCCTGAAGCTGTTGTGCTGCTTCCACATGCAAAACTTTGACCTGCTGAAGCTGTTGTGCTACTTCCTATAGCTACTGAATTTCCTCCGGTTGCTGAATTTCCAAAACCTATAGCTGTGGAAGTTATTCCAGAGGCTGTTGAGGTTTTTCCCATTGCTGTAGAAAAATCTCCACTTGCTATTGTATCTTCTCCTGAAGCAAAACTAGCATCACCTGATGCTAATGCAGAAGCTCCGAGTGCCATAGAAGCCTTTCCAGATGCTGTGGCGGATTTACCTATAGCCGCAGAATACTGTCCACTTGCTGTTGAGGTTTCTCCACTTACTAATGAAGATACTCCAGAAGCAATATTAGTAGCTCCTGAAGCTAAGCTGTTAGCTCCACTAACATCATTTGTGTCTCCAAATACAGCAGTGTTATCTCCTGTAACAGTATGGGTGATACCTCCTACAATACTTTGTTCTCCATCAACTAAATTACTAGAGCCTCCAACTAAAGATGCAGTGGCGGTTACGCTAACTGTATGACCTCCTCCAAATACAGCTGCTTCTTCAGCAGCGTTAGTAATATTAGCTCCAATTACAATTGATGATTGACCAGAATTTTCATTGTCTTCTCCACCACTAATAGCTAAATCTGCTGTAATTAACTGGTCACTACCAAATGCATTCGATCCTGCAGTACCTGTAATTGTATGAGTTACTGTTTTGTTAAACGCAAGTGACGTGCCTCCTGGAATAGGATCTACAACTATTGGAGCATCCCCTAATTCATTAGAAGAAGTCCATATTGCAATGTTACCTGCTGTACCTGCACCTGTTAATACTGATGAGTTGTCTATTTTATCCCAAAATATATTGTTGTTTAAGTCTTCTGATACTATTGCCCAATCTCCAATTTTCCAATCAGTTATTGTTCCACCACCTTCAGTGGTTAGAGCAGCGCTACCATCTGCAGTAACAATCCAATATTTACCTGTGTTAGAAGCAATTAAAGGTACTTGTAATAAATCAGGAATACCTCCATCACCTAAAGCTCCACCCTCTGCTGCTGTTCTTGCATCCCAGCTACCTTGAAACTCTAGTCCAGAACCCTGATAGTTCTGCCATTCGACAGTACCATCGGTTTGAGAAACTAAAACTTGCTCCCCTGTACCTGCATTATTATTTGCATCGTAAACTTCAGAATTAAAATAAATTCCTCCGTTTACATTTACTAATCCATTTGCAACAGTTATTTTTCCAATAGTTAAATTTTCAGCAATCTCTAGGCTTCCTACTCCAAAACCATCATCTAAATATACTGTTGTACCAAGTACTGAATCAACTTTGTCTCCTGCTGGAGCTGCTGTATCTTGATAAAATAATGAGTTTACCAATAAAACTGACTCTTGTCCTGCACTTGATGCTGTAAAAATAGGAAGTCGATATGATACACCTTGAAATGCGGTATCAATGACAAAATCAGCAATACCTTGTATTGTAAATGTTTTTGTTTGTAGACTAATTGGGTTAGAGTTAGCTGCTGTTCCAATTAAATAGTCTGCCCCTTCAATCGGAGATTGACCTGGGTACGATAAAGTATTGCTAATTTTTGCCATTTTATTATTTTTCTTTTTCTTTTATTTCACCTGTTTGCAAGTTAATAGTTGTGTTTTCTCCGTATTTTTTTATAAGCTTAGCTTCTAAATCAGAGAAGTTTTTTCTAACTTCTTGTACTTGCTCTATTATTAAGTGCTTTTGTAATTCTAAATCACCTAATTGAGTTTTTAACTTTACAAAATCTGAATTTAAAGTTTGTAAATTTACTAATTCTGTTTTTTCTAAATTTTTCATTTTATTAAATTAAGGTTATTATGCAAAGGTAATAATTATTCTTTAATTTTCTTTGAAGCCTTCTCCCAGCTTCTTCCAACAAAATAAGCACCGTATACAGTAACAAGTAATGTTTGAAAAATGGGAATGTATTCTTTTGATATTGTAAAGCTACCAATGTTTCCATCTGTAAAACATAATGCAGTAAATATAACTGTTAAATATATAAGTACCATTGGACGAATATTTTTAGACAAGAAAGAATCTGATGCCATGTCAAATTTCCAACGTTCGGTAACTTGTTCTTGAGCTTCTTTATCAGCTTGTTCTAAAATTTTTGTTATTTTTTGTTTTGCTTCTAACCTTTCCTCATCAGTTGTTATAAGATTATCTAATACTTCGCCAACGTCTTTTATTACATTTCCGCTGAGCCATTGCCATAGTTTTTTCATAATTTGTTGTATTCTTTAGTTGCGTCAAAACTTGGACATGATTTTGGTGAAAAATCTCTATGCCCATGTATAACTGCTTTAGGAAATATATTTTTTAAAAATTTCAACAATAAAATAAAACTTTCTTTTTGTTTTTCTGTTCTATTATCTTCTGGACACATATCTGAATCTACCCCACCTGCATAACATACTCCTATGCTATTGCTGTTTTGTCCTTTTGTGTGCGCTCCTTTGCTTTCTATTGGTCGACCTAGTTCGATCTGACCATCTCTTTTAATAAAAAAATGGTAGCCAATACCTGACCACCCATTTTTCAAATGCCATTCATTTACTGTTTCTGCATCTACATCCATTTTAGGTGGAGTTGCTGAACAATGAATGATTATTTTATTTATTTTTCTTCTCATTGTAATTAATCCATATTCTTTGAGCTGTATAAATAATAGAAGCTGATAATAGAATTAATTTTAAAGCCATTTCAACATGGGTAAATGACACAGCTAGACTTAAGAAATTTAATACATATATTTTAGTATCCTGCATTGTCATTATTTTCTTATAAGTATATAATTCACTTCTAAGTCTAATAATGCACTGTTGTTTTGAGTATATCCTACCATAGTGCTACAATTTCTCCTGCAGTAGTTCCTGTACTAAATACTTGCAAAACATTTACAGGGAAAAATTGCCCTGCATAAACTCCTGTAAAAATAACATCGTCACCTCCTACAGTTTTTACTCTAATATTTCCAGGTGTGCCTATATACAAAGCACAGCCATTATTTGTTCCACCAGTTACTGCTGGAATTTGGTCTGTGTCACTTGGGACAACTAATGCAGCTCTACCTGCTTGTAATTTTGTATAAGCCATTTCTTATTTATTATAAGGGAACATTCTGTTTAAACTATCACGTCTTTGATTACATCCGCAAGGTTTCCCTGTTGCCTTACTGATTGATTCCACAACTGTTTTTATTCCAGTCGCTTTAGTAAATTTTTCAACGCTATCTCCTAATCCTTTTGATTTCATTTTAATTTATTTTTTACACATACATTGTGCTACAGGACATTCTTGAACATCAACAATAAGTTTAGATACTAACCAATTCCATTTACATAAAATCTTGCACCAAACTTTTTGAATCCATAATCCTGCCTTTACCAAAAATTTTCCCATTATTTCTTTTTTGTTGAACAGCCAAAGTTGTTAGCATAATTAGCCTGCTTCACTATAGTCTGAGAATATTTCTTTGGGCTTTTCATTACTGCTGATGCAGCCTTACATGTGTCCGAAAACCCATTTTTTTTAGCCCATGAAGAAAATTTTCCCTCATTCTTTTTTTTAATAGCAGGAAATGCTTTTTTCTTTATTGCCATTTTACTTTTTTATTAAACCTGTCAAGTGTTTTTTAACTCCTTTAACATGTGCAGGATGATGATGTCTGTAAGACATTCCACTATCTGCGCCATAAGAATGTCCGTAATCTTTTTTAGACATTGCTTTAGACTCGTCTCTACGATCTTTTAAAGATTGTTTCTTTTTTCCATTTCTCGCTCCGATTGATTCATCTAAACGAGCATTGTATCCTTGTGCCATAATAATTGTTTTAGTTTTTACAAATATACTAATATTTTCCTCTTCTATTTGAAGGACTAGATTTAGTCGATCCTCCTTTTCCGGCCCACAAATTTTTGCATGACCAATAGCGTGCAGTTAATTTTGATTTAGCTGTTCCACATTTGTGACGTGCTTTAAAACTTTTTCTTGCAGCTGCTGAATAATTATGTCCATATCCTTTTGCTCCAAAATGAATAAGTTTTTCTTTACCGCCTTCGCAACCTTTTACCATTTTCTTTTTACCTGCTCTATCTGAGCGAGTAGGTTTGTTACAAGACATTTTACTTTTGTCAGCCATTACTTAGTATACTTTTTAGTTACTTTTGCTTTTTTTGTATTTGATACAAACTGCTTTTTACCACCTGATGCTTTCTTTTTTCTAGCGGTTTTGGCTCTTTCTCTTTTGCTTAAAGACTTGGCTTTAGCTAATGGAAGACATCTATCAGGATTTTTTTTATTTTTGCTTGTTCCACAAGCTCCCTTGATTGAACCATCTGTTCCAATCCTTACCCATTTTTCATCTCGCCATTTTTTAAGCTCACCCATTAATAACCTTCTTCTGTCATTTTTGTAGTAGGATTGTTCTTCATAGACCCACCCATGGTTTTTGCAAATGTGTGTGCTTGAGCTTTACCTACTGCATTGTAAGGAAAACTTTTTTTCATTGACTTTCCAGTATCTGGACAACTATATTTTACTGTTGGCATAAT